AACATCGCCAGCGAGCACTACTTCACGGCTGATCAGGGCCTGGTTGGCGTGGAGGCTTTTGCGGCGGCTGGCACATTCGAGACTGGCGAGCTTCGCCCGGTGCGCGAGCTGATACTGCCGCCCGCGCTACGCCTGCTGACCTTCTGCGTGTTGGTTCTGCGCAACGGCTTTACCGTCACCGGCGAGTCGGCCTGCGCCAGCCCCGAGAACTTCGACGCCGAAATCGGCAAGAAGATCGCGCGCCAGAACGCTGTGGCCAAAATCTGGCCGCTCATGGGCTACGAGCTTCGCAGCAAGCTGGCCGCTCAAGCCGCCCACGACGACGACTTCCCCCTCGGCAAAGCCTGCGACCTCTCGGGCGAAGGCACCTGCGAGGCCTGCCAATAATTTCAAGGAGTAGACCATGCCTACCATGACCGAAGACGACAACGACAACAGCAACAACCCGGAAAACCGGGAAGAGCTGGTTATTGTTGAAAACCCGCCCAACGACAACGCCGACGACGGCCACGATGACGACGGCGACGCGCGCCTCAATGGCAACGACGACGACAACCGTGGCGACGGCAACGACGCCGAGCGCGAGGCCATCCGCGAACGCCGCCGCAAGGAAAAGGCAGAGCGCAAGCAACGCCGCGAAGAGGCGATCAGCCGCGACAAGCTGGAGCTGAACTTCCTGCGCAAGCGAAACGACGATCTCGAGCGCCGCCTGGGCTCCGTCGAGCAGCGCACGCACCAAGCCGACCTGTCTCAGCTCGACGCCCAGATCGCCCAGGCCCGCAACGAGGCAGAAATGGCCGAGCGCGTGATCGCCAAGGCCGTGGCCGCTGGCAACGGGGACGACGTCACCCAGGCCATGCGCTACCGCGACCAGGCCATGCAGAAAGCCCAGCAGCTGACGTTTGCCAAGCAGCAGGCGGCCAACCAGCGCCCGGCCCCGGCCAACGATGGTCTGGACGACATGGCGGTGCACTACGCCAAGGAGTTCATCAGCGAAAACCCCTGGTACGACCTCAAGGGCCAGGACGAGGACAGCGCCATCGTGCTGGCCATCGATGGAGCCCTGCACCGTGAAGGCTTCCGGCCCGACACCGAGGAGTACTGGGACGAGCTGCGCGAGCGCGCCGCCCGCCGCCTGCCTGAGCGCTTCAAGCAAACCACGCGCCGCAACGACCACGGCGACGATCGCGGTGCGCGTGACGAGCCCCGCCAGCAGCGCACACCGCGCGGCGGCCCCGCTGTCGGCTCTGGCCGCGAGCACGCTCCAACCAGCACCCGCACCGAGGTGTACATCAGCCCAGAGCGCAAACAGGCTCTGATCGACGCAGGCGTCTGGGACGACCCCGTGCTTCGGATGAAGTACGTGAAACGCTATGCCGAATACGACAAAAACAATCGCGCGTAAAAATCGCGTTGTGTTTTTTGAAATCCAACCTATAATTTTTCCCAATCGCTGAAAGGAGCGAGAAATGTCTGACGAACGCCTTAAGAAATCTGCTGGTGACAACCGCGAAAGCCGCGCGATGCAAGATCGTGCCGCCTCTGAATCGCGCGCCCTGTCCGACGACGAGCGGGTTGAAATGTTCCGACAGCAGTTCCACCAGTCCTCACTTCCGGACTTGCCAAAACTCGACGGCTGGCATTGCTGCTGGCTGACCACTGCAAACCCCCGCGACTCGATCCACATGCGCATGCGTCTGGGTTACGAGCCCCTGAAGCCGAGCGATGTGCCTGGCTGGGAGTACGTCACCATTAAAACCGGTGAGTACCAGGGCTTTATCGGCGTCAACGAAATGCTTGCTTTCAAGCTCCCCATCAGCCTGTACGAACGCTACATGCAGGAAGCTCACCACGACGCGCCGATGCGCGAAGAGGAAAAGCTGACCGACACGGCTGAGTTCATGGAGCAACAAGCACGCGCTTCCGGGTCGCGCATGGATGCTGGTGATGGCATGACGGAAATCGGACAAAAACGGTCGGCTCAGTTTGAGCTGACTTGATCTGAAGTCCATTCAACCCATCAAAGGAAAAGCAAATGTCTTCGACTAGCGCACCCTTTGGCTTCCGCGCTTCGTACCACAACAGTGGTCAGATGCGTCCGAAAGCCTACACCATTGCGAGCACCTACGCTGCCAACATCTTCTCGGGCGACCCCGTGAAGTTGACGGACGCTGGTGTTGTTCAACTCGGCACCTCGGACGGCACCCGTTCCGGCACCACCGACGGCGTTACCCTTCTGGGTATCTTCGCTGGCTGCCAGTACAACGACGCCCAAGGCCGTCCCACCATCAGCCCCTTCTGGCCGAGCGGTGCAACTGGCACGAACATCATCGCCTGGGTCTATGACGACCCCGAGACGCTGTTCGACGTGCAATACGACAACCCCTCCGCTGGTACCACCGTGCAAACGGCTGTCGGCGAAGAGTGCGACTGGACTGTGGCCTCCCCTGGCGGCAGCACCCAGACGGGCCTGTCGAACACCAAACTCACCGCCATCCAAACCACCTCTGGCCAGTTCCAGATCACCGGTTTCGCTGGCAACATCAACGACTCGCTGACCGACGCTTACGTTGTGGCCACTGTTCGTATCAACGAGCACGCCTACAAGGCTGCCGTCAACAGCATCTAAGGAGGGCTGAAACATGGCAACCCCAATGCGTAGTACGGACTTCCGTTCCGTTGTTGAGCCGATCCTGAACGAAGTGTTCGACGGCGTTTACGAGCAGCGTGCTGACGAGTGGAAGCAAGTCTTCCGCGAGCAAAAAGGCATCCCGCGCAACTACCACGAAGAACCCGTCCTGTACGGCTTCGGTGCTGCGCCCGAGCTGCCTGACGGCATGGCCGTGACTTACCAGTCCGGCGGTACGCTGTTCATGCAGCGCTACCTCTACAAGGTGTACGGCCTGGCCTTCGCCCTGACCAAAGTGCTGGTCGAGGACGGTGACCACATCCGTATCGGTCAGACCTACGCCAAGCACTTGGCGCAGTCCCTGATCGAGACCAAAGAAACCCTGGCAGCCAACATCCTGAACCGCGCCTTCAACAGCGCGTACGCAGGCGGTGACGGCGTGTCCCTGGTTTCCACGGCTCACCCCATCGTGAACGGTACCTTCAGCAACCAGCTGGCCACCGCCGCCGCCCTGTCGCAGACGTCCCTCGAGCAGATGCTGATCCAGATCCGCAATGCCGTGGACAACAACGGCAAGCGCATCCGTCTGACACCCAAGAAGATCGTTGCCGGTCCTTCTAACGTGTTCCAGGCTGAAGTGCTGCTGAAGTCTGTGCTGCGCACCGGCACCGCCGACAACGACATCAACCCGGTGAAGTCGATGGGTCTGCTGGCCGATGGTCAAGCCAACCTGTCTCGTATCACCAGCACCACCGCCTGGTGGGTTCAGACCGACGCTCCCGAAGGTCTGAAGCTGATGATGCGTCGCGGCCTGGAAAAGTCGATGGAAGGGGATTTTGAAACTGACTCCATGCGCTACAAAGCGACAGAGCGTTATGCCCTCGGATGGACGGATCCTAGAGCCGTTTTCGGCACGGCTGGCGTTTGACGCGGACTTGTAAAATTCCGCGATAGTCGGTAAACTCCTAGGGGTGCAAACCTCTAGGAGTTTTTTTTATGCCCGAGAAATGTCACGTTCACGGCTGCACCCAGCCGGTAGTTGCAAAGGGTCTGTGCCAGACGCATTACATGCGAGTCCGGCGGCATGGCGATGTTGAGGACACGCGCCCAAATGATTGGGGTCAGCGCGAAAAACACCCGTCGTATAAAACGTGGTGCGGGCTGCGTAGGTATCACCTATTGAACATGCCCAATGACTGGAAAGAGGACTTCTGGAAATTCGCTTCTGATGTTGGCGAGAAACCAGAAATTGGACGCGCATTCAGGCCAGATCCATCAAAGCCTTGGTCAAAAGAAAACTTTTACTGGAAAGAACGTCGCGCATCATCCGAAGATTACAAGGAATACATGCGCCAGTGGCATAAAAAATCGAGAGCGGCAAATCCAGAATATTACGCCGACAAAGATCTCAAAAAGCTATACGGCGTCACCCTCGACTGGTACAACCAAAAGCTCGAAGAACAAAACGGCGTCTGCGCGATTTGCGAAGAGCCTGAAACCACCGTGATTCGCGGAAAGACAATCTCTCTTTCTGTTGATCACTGTCACAAAACTGGAAACGCTCGCGGCTTGCTTTGCAAGAGCTGCAATCAGGCGCTTGGACTTTTCAGAGACAAAATTGACACCCTCGAATCCGCCGTGCGATACTTGCGCCGCAGTGAGGCTGAATAGCCGACCTGTTTGGGCACCTTTTTTACGCGCAGCAGACGGCCCGCCCTGGCCGACGACATGCAGACGGCTGCGCACAACTCGCATGTGAGGAAATCATGAGCACCACTACCTTTTCGGGTCCCGTCGCCTCTCAAAACGGCTTCTCGTTCCCCGTCACCACGACTGCCAACCTGCCTGCCGTGACCGCTGTTGCCGTTGGCACCTGCTATGTCATTTCGGACAACGGCGCTGGCAACAACGAGTATTGCCTGGTGATCAACACCGGCTCTGCTTGGGTGACTGCCGTCGGCGCGGCTCTGAGCTGATCCCCTGCGTTGTGACGCACCCCGTCAATTGGCGGGGCTTCAACCAAACCAGGAGATCACCTCATGATGACCGACAAATTAGGCTATCAGCAGGTTGCCGCCGCAACCGCTGTGATCAAAGCCACCCCCGCCGGACTGTTTTCGGTGACCTGCATCGTTGCGGGCGCCGTCACGGTCTACGACAACGCATCGGCAGCCAGCGGCACCATCCTCTACACCAAGACCATGGCGGTCGGTGAGATTGCCACCTGGGCGAGCCACGGTATTGCGGCAAACAACGGCCTGGTGGTCGTGGCAGCCGGTACCGTCAACGTTGCCTACACCTGACTAGGTCGCGGAAGGTTCGCGACATGGAAATGATGGTTTGGAACATTGTCCTGAGTGCTATCGTGGCTGTAATGGGATTCCTGCTGAAAGGTAAGTTCGACGAGCTCGATCGCCTCAGCATTCTTCTCAACAAGACACGCGAAGAGGTAGCCCGGGACCACATCACACGCGCCGAGTTCCGCGCGGACATGCAACAGTTGATTGACCGCTTTGATCGCATCGAGCGCAAGATCGACTCCTTTGTCGGCGGCCGCAGGGTTGCTGATCAACACGACTGATTGGAGAACACCATGGGCTGCACATACGTCAAAGAATTTGACTTCGGCACCAAAGGCAAGGACGGCACCGTAAAGTACGCCAAGGGTGGCGCGGTAAAAGCCCCTGGCTTCAAGGGCCAGACCATGATCGCCGACAAGAGCTCGCTCGGCATCAAGGACAACAAGAACCCCGGCGTCAAAGGCTCCAAGCCTGTGGCGCCCAACTTGCCCACGCTCAAGCTGGCCAAGGGTGGCGCTGTGGTCGAAAAGGCCACCGGCGAACGCTACCCAAGCCGCGAGGTGATGCAACGCCACGAGAAGATGGAAACGCCGCGCATGCAGCGTGAAGAGCTGACCGAGCGCGCCCAGGTGAAAATGCCTGCCCCTCGCCGAAAGATGGTTCCCGTCGCTCCCGCACAGCCGATGATCGGCGGCATGAAAACCGGCGGCAAAGTGACGTCCAAAGCTGGCCAAGCCAAGATTGGCAAGGTCATGGGCGAGTTCAAGGCTGGCGAGCTGCACTCTGGCAGCAAGAAGGGCCCTGAGGTCACCAGCCGCAAGCAGGCCATGGCGATTGCCATGTCCGAAGGCCGCAAGGCATCCAAGCGTTGAGCGGGACAGGGGGCGCGTTGCCGCCCCTTGTCGCTTGCTCTACAATTCCCCAACCCCATCGGGCGCGCTGAATCGGCGGCCATCTGACGACCCAACACGGAGTTAGCATGGCCTTTTCCGGCAGCATCAGCAGCACAACATTCAACGCCCTGAAGGTGGTCGATCACTCCTTCCGGCGTTGTCGCCTGCCTGCCCAGGCCATCACGGCCGAAATGCAGAGCTACGCGCTCGAGGCGCTGTACCTGCTGCTCAGCGAGCTGGCCAACACCAAGACCCCCAGCTGGTGCATCGAGCGCCAGATTTACCCGTTCTACGAAGGCCAGCCGGTCATCACGCTGGCCAACGGCACCGTCGAAGTTCTGAACGCCAACCTGCGCACGATGCAAGAGCTGACCGGCGCCACGGTTGCGCTGCCCAACAGCTACACCGTGGACTTCACGGACCAGGAAGGCGGCGCAGGCACCGTGAACTCGGTGGGTGTGAAGTGGCTCGGCGCCGCTGTTGATCTGGTGTTTGAGACCTCAAACGACGGCTTGGTCTGGGTCACGGTCGGCACGCAAACCACCACAGCAACATCTGGCGAGTGGACCTGGACCGATGTGATCCCGGCCCGCCCCAAGGCGTTTTTCCGCATCACCAGCACGGCTCCAATGCTGATGGAGCAGGTTTACCTGGGCACCATGCCGCAGGAAATTCCCATGGGCGTCCTGAACCGCGACACCTACGTGGCGCAGAGCAACAAGGTGTTCTTGGGCCGCCCGCTGACCTACTGGTTCCAGCGCGACTTGCCCCAGCCGGTGATGAACCTCTGGCCAAGCCCGAATGCGGCGGCCGAGCACCAGCAGCTGATCGTCTGGCGCCACCGCCACATCATGGACACGCAGAATCTGCAGCAGGACGTCGAGGTGCCCCAGCGTTGGCTCGAAGCGATCACAGCCGGTCTGTCGGCCAAAGTGGGCGCAGAAACCCCGTCCGTGGACCCAAGTTTGGTTGCCATGCTGGAGCAGAAGTGGTACGCCGCACGCCAGGCCGCCTGGGACGGCGACAACGATGGCTCGCCCACGTTCATCAATCCCGGCATCGGGTGCTACACGAAGTAAGCCATGCCACGCTTCATCGACCCCACCGGCGAACCAACCTACGGCATCGGCATTTGTGGCCGCTGCTCGCGCAAGTTCCGTCTGGCCGACCTGCACCCGGATCCCAACTACCCGGCGCTCATGGTCTGCGATGAGGACACGGACGATTACGACCCGTACCGCCTGGCGGCCAAGCCCGAGGACCAGGTCGTGCTGCCTTTTGTGCGGCCGGACACGCCGATCAACACGAACCCATCGGGCCTGATCACGCCGGACGGCACGCAGTTCATCGTTACCGACAGCGGGCAGTTCCTGTTCGTGATCGACTGAAAGCAACGCAGAAATGGCACAAGTCCCATCAAACCTGATCCCGGTCAGCATCACGCAACTTCCCGTCCCGTTGACGACGTCGGAAGACACGCTGCTGGTTGGCGTCTATCAGGGCATCACGTACAAGATTCGCGCCGGTGACCTGCTCCAGGTGGCCGGTGTTCCCACCTCTCGCCAGGTGATTGCTGGCACGGGGCTTACAGGCGGTGGCGCCCTGAGCTCGAATGTGACGCTGTCGATCGCCCCAGGTGGCGTCGGTACCACGCAGCTGGCCGCCACAGGCGTGACGCCTGGCGTGTACGGCGACGCCACCAGCGTGCCGCAGTTCACCGTGGACGCCACGGGCCGCGTGACGGCGGCCACAACCGTTCCTCTGTCGATTTCCGGGTATGTGCCCGTCTCGCGACAAGTGATCGCAGGCAACGGCCTGACCGGCGGTGGCGCGCTCAACACAAACGTGACGCTTGCCGTGAATTACGGCGGCACTCCGCTGACTGGCTCGAACTCGGGCTCAGCCGGTACCGCTCTGACGCTGTCGCGCTCGGACCACCGCCACCCGGCCGTTAACTTGGCCGATGACACCCAGGTGGACGGCATCCTGGGCCTGCAAAGCGGCGGCACGGCCCGCTCCTTGGTGATGCAGCCCGGCGCTGTGATCTGGTCCGGCTCGGACGGCATGTACGTCAGCGCGGCCGGTGTTGCTGGCCAAGTGCTAGTCTCGGGCGGCACCGGAGCCCCGACCTGGGGCTCGACGCTGATCTTGGCGCCTGTGGCGGCAAAACGGTTCTTCGGTGGCCCGATCACAGGCGTGGACACCGACCCGACGTTCCGGCAGATTGTGAACACCGACCTGCCAGGCAGCGGGGCGGTGACCTACAACGGCGTGAGCGTTGCCCTGGGTGCCTCGGGCACCATCACGGCGTCCAACCCCTATGCGTTGACCATCGGTACCGGCTTGGGTGGATCGGGCTACGACGGCTCGGCGGCGGTGACCATCACCAACACCGGCGTGCTGTCGTTCAGCGGAGGCACCACGGGCCTGACTCCTGCCACGGCAACCACGGGCGCTGTGACGCTGGGGGGCACGCTTGCGATTGCAAACGGCGGAACTGGATCAACTACATCCGCAGGAGCTCCGTTTGCGCTCAAGGGTGCAAATTCCGACATCACATCTCTGACAGGCATCACTGGCGCAGTCAGCACGGTTGATTACGTTGGGTTTGACATGACCTACGCCACCACGTTGGCGGCAGGTCAGCTTGGATGGGATGGGAACAACACGCTTGGGCTGGGTATGTACGGTGGGAACGTCATCCAGCGCATCGGTGAAGACATCTATTTCTATGTGAAGGCATCATCGGACATCACAAAGGGACAGTTGTGCATGTTTACAGGCGCTGTTGGCGCGTCTGGTGTTGTTACTGCAGCCCCAGCCACCGGAGTGACCAATGGTCAATACGTCATGGGTGTTGCCGCAGAGACCATGGCCACCAATGGATTTGGTCTGGTGCAATGGTTTGGCACTTTGCGTGGCCTGAACACCAGCGCTTTTGCTGATGGTGATGTGCTGTATTACGACTCTGCTGTCACCGGTGGGCTGACAAACGTCTACCCGGCAAGCGGCCCAATCGTCACAGTCGCCGCTGTTGTGAACTCCAGCAACGGCAATGGCATTTTGCAGATTCGCACATCAGTGACTCAGCGTGTAAGTGCTGGTACAGGTATTGCTGTAACGCAAAATGTCACAGGTACATCTGTCGCCATTGATTCCACTGTTGCCACGCTGACTGGCGTTCAAACGCTGACCAACAAAACGATCAGTGGGGCCTCGAACACGCTCTCGAATATTGGCAATGCATCGCTGGTGAATAGCTCGATTGCATTCACATATTCCGGTGGCATCGCTGGATCGGTCAGTGTGGCACTGGGCGGCACCAACACACTGTCGCTATCAGCCATTCCGAACTCGTCTCTGGCAAATTCATCCCTGACGCTTGGCACCACAACCGTGGCGCTGGGCGGCACCACGCTCACGCTGGGCGGCTTGACGTCCGTTGCTGTGACGCAAGACCCCACCAGCGCCCTGCAGCTGGCCACCAAGCAGTATGTGGACAGCGTGGCCCAGGGACTGAACGTGAAGGCGGCAGTGCTGTGGGGAACGACGGCAAACATCACACTGCTGGGCCTGACCACGCAGGCCGGTGGCGAGTGGACCGGGACCCTCACGGCAGGCGATCGCATCCTGGTGAAGAACCAGACGCTGCCCGCTCAAAACGGCATCTATGCCGCCTCGGCCGCTGGCTGGACGCGCACCGCCGACGCCGACACTTGGAACGAGCTGGTGAGCGCGTTTGTGTTTGTCGAGTCCGGCGCCACCTTGGGCGACACCGGATGGGTGTGCACATCCGACCCAGGCGGCACGCTGGGCGTCACGGCCGTCACATGGGCACAATTCAGTGGCGCGGGCACTTACACCGCAGGCACGGGCCTGACCCTCACCGGCACGCAATTCAGCCTCACAGCCCCCGTCACGGCGGCCCTGGGCGGCTCCGGCCAGACCAGCTACGCCACGGGCGACATGCTCTATGCCAGCGGCTCCACGACGCTGTCCAAGCTTACGCTTGGCACCTCTGGGTATGTGCTGACCGCTGGCGCATCGGCCCCGCAGTATGTGGCCCAAAGCTCGCTGTCGGTGGGGTCGGCCACAAACGCAACAAACGCAACGAACACAGGCACCACGGCCGACAGCACGAACGCAACCAACTACCTGGTGTTCAAGAGCGCAACGACCGGCAACCTGCCTGAGCTGGTGAACGCTGGCCTCACCGTCAACCCAAGCACCGGGAAAATCACCGGCGGCATTTCTGGAGGCACATTCTGATGGCGACCGAAAACATGCTGGAAGAATTCATCAAGAGGCAGTTCGCCATCCGCGACGTTGCGCACCGTGCGCACTGGGCCACCGACTCGGGCTATCAGCACACCACGCTGGGCGAGTTCTACGAGGGCGTGATTGAGCAGGCCGACACCCTGGTCGAGGCAAGCGTGGCCGCCTTCGGTGACAAGCCCAAATCAGACGGCGACGCGATCGCGCAGATCCGGGAAAACATGCTGTGGCTGGTTGAGAACCGTGAGAAACTCGCACGCGAGGTCCCGGCCATCGAAAATATCGTCGACGAGGTCTGCAAGTTCTACCTCGACGCTTTGTTCAAACTTGAAAACCTGAGGTAAGAATATGTCTGCTGTCGGATTTACCCCCATTCAGCTGTATTACAGCACCACCGCTTCGCAAGCCCCCTCCGCTGGCAACCTGGCCAACGGCGAGCTGGCGATCAACATCACCGACGGCAAGCTGTTCTACAAGGACAACGGCGGCGTGGTGCAAGTCCTGGCCACCAAGGGCGCAGGCACCATTGGCGGATCCAACACCCAGGTGCAGTACAACAACGCAGGCGCGCTGGCTGGTTCAGCGAATCTGACGTTTGACGGTACCACGTTTACGGCCAACGCTCTGACGGTTTCCAACGCTGTCACGCTCTCTGGCGGCACTGCCAACGGCGTTGCGTATTTGAATGGCAGCAAGGTGCTGACAACGGGTTCTGCGCTGACGTTTGATGGGACGAATTTAACGGTCGGTGGTTCTGCGATTGAAAAAATCACAACCAACGGCAACATTGTTGGCACAGCGGGGCAGACCTACGTTTACTCCAATGGCGGCAGCGGATCTGCTGTCAATGCTGGCTTTTTGCTGAGTGGAACCGACAACACTGTCCGTTTCTATGCTGCAAATTCCGAACAAGCCCGCCTCACCAGCGGCGGCCTAGTCGTCGGCTCAACCACAGTCCCCACAGTCGGCTCCACAGCCATGCTGGCCGTTGGCAACACCAACGGTGGCACGCAAGCCATCGTCCAATCCGGCTCCATCGTCTACCGCACCAGCGCGTCTACATCGGGGGTGGATTGTTTTAACCCCAACGCATCGCCAATTTCTTGGTACATCGCTGGCGCAAACGCAATGCGTCTTGCATCAACCGCCAACCTGCTTGTTGGAACCACGCTTGATAATTCGTGGACCTTGGGTGGGCAAGCAAGGGCATTTATTTCCAGAGCAGGCTCTGCGGGCGCACTCTTGGCTTTAAGTGATGGTGTGCAGCAGTCGTTGACATTTGTTTCAAATGCTGGCGCTGGATCAGCTGGCGTTTTGACAATTAACACCGCAAACAGCGGGGCGCTTGCTTTCTCAATTGGCGACGTAGAAAAATCCAGATTTAACACCAGCGGTGACTTTTTAATCGGGACAACTGGTTCATTTACAGGGCAGGTCGGAGAAAAGCTAGTTGTTCATGGCCCTCAAACAGGTGGTGGAGGTTCTGTCGCGTATGTATACAACACATCAGCTTCTGGTGCCGATGCCTCTCCAGCATTGAACTTGTATAAAGCAATGACGACTACATCGTCGTCGGCGCGATTTATGCAGTTTTACGCTGCCAGCGCCGGAACTCCTATGGGCGGTATTGTCGGTAACGGTGCAAGCAACGTGCAATTCGCTAGCCTGTCTGATGCGCGTGAAAAAACTAATATCACTCCAATCAATGGCTCACTTGCAAAAATTGTCGCGCTAAACCCTGTTGAGTTTGACTGGATTTCAAACGGCGAACACTGCAAAGCGGGTTTTGTTGCTCAGGATGTTGAGCAAGTTTTCCCTGAGTTTGTCGTTGAAAACATGGCAAACGAGGGGCAAGAGGCTCGCAAGGGTCTTACTGGTGGTATGACAGGAGGCATCGTTGCGCATCTGGTCAAAGCAATCCAAGAACAGCAAGCCATCATCACCCAACTCAAGGCACGTTTGGATGCCGCCAACCTGTAAGGAACCACCATGGACACCCTAACCAGCACCACCATCACCTGGGACATTACCGCTCTGGACTGCTACCCGCAGGCCGACGGTCAAACCGATGTGGTCTTCACTGTGCACTGGACCTGCTCAGGCGCTCAGACCGCCAGCGGCCAGACATACACCGGCCAGGTGTACAGCACTTGCGCGCTGCCTGCACCCACTGGCCCCAACTTCACGCCTTACGCACAACTGACTGAGACGCAGGTGCTGGGCTGGATCTGGGCCAACGGCGTGGACAAGACCGCCACTGAGGCCGCTGTCGCGCAGCAGATCGCCAACCAGATCAACCCCCCTGTGGTGACGCCGCCACTGCCCTGGGCAGCATGAGAGACTGGGCCGAAGCACTTGTCGCCGCCCTGCTTCTGGTGGGCGTGGTGCTTTGGTCCGTCCGCATTTTCATGGAGGTGATTTATGGCTGACTTCCTGCCAGCTTTCGAGCAGATGATCCAGGACGAGGGCGGTTACACGCTGCACACCATCCCTGGCGATCGTGGCGGGCAGACCTACGCCGGAATCGCCCGCAACTTCAACCCGACCTGGGAAGGCTGGGAGTTCGTCGACCGGCGCGAGACGCCTCCAACGCCGATGGTGCGCAACTGGTACCACACAAACTACTGGATCCCGATTTCAGGGGACAACATCGTGAGCCAGGCGATCGCGTCGTCCATCTTCAACTTTGCTGTCAACTCCAGCGCGCCTGGCCGCCCCACTGTGGCCGTCAAGCTCGCGCAGCTGGTGGTCGGTGCCACGCCGGACGGCTTTGTTGGCCAGCGCACGCTGCAGGCCCTGAACGCCTACGACCCCGAGAAGTTCGTCATGGCTTACGCCCTGGCCAAAATCGCCCGGTACCGGGACATTGTGACCCGCGACAAGACCCAGGCGGCATTCTTGTTGGGCTGGATTAACCGCACACTGAGGGACGCCACATGAACATCCTGGGCATCGGAAGCGTGATCGAGTCCGTCGGCAAAGTGGCTGGCGACCTGATCACCACGGACAAAGAGCGCATGCAGCTTGAGCTCGAAGGCCGCAAAATCGACCAGGCAACAGACCTGGCGCAGATCGAGGTCAACAAGGTCGAGGCGGCCAGCTCCAGCGTGTTCGTGGCTGGCTGGCGCCCTGCGATCGGCTGGATTGGCGCGGCCGCCATGGCCTACCAGTTTCTGATTTACCCGCTGGCGCTTTGGGCCTGGACCTACCTTCAGGGTATCGGCTGGATTCCAAAAGAGCTGGCGCCGCCTCCCGTTTTGCCGTCTGACCAGCTCTGGGTGATCCTGTCCGGCATCCTGGGCATCGCTGGCATGCGCTCGTTTGAGAAGTCCAAAGGGGTGGCCCGATGACGTTTGCCGCCCCGTGGGTTCCCGGGCATAATTCGGGCATCACGCGCCAGCTGGACCAGCGGCTTCATAACCATTTGGAGTCCCCATGTACACGATGACGTACAGCAGCCTGCTGGAAGATGTGCGCCGCTATCTTGAGCGAGGTTTTACCGCCGAGAGCGACCAGATCGTCTACGAGCAGCTTCCCCGCCTGATCACCCTGGGCGAGCGCCGCATTTCGCGCGAGCTGAAGATTCAAGGCTTCATCCGCGCAGTCACCACCCCGCTGCAGGCCGGTGTGGCCACCTACCGCAAGCCCGACCGCTGGCGCGACACCGTGAGCATGACGCTCAATGGGGCGCCGATTTTTGCGCGCGCCTACGAGTACTGCCGCAACTACTGGCCCGACGAGGCCCAGACGGCTACGCCGCAGTTTTATGCCGACTACGACTACAACCACTGGTTGATCACGCCCACGCCCAACGCAGACAGCACGCTTGAGGTGATGTACTACGAGCAGCCGCGCTTTTTGGGCGAGGACTTCCAGACCAACTGGCTGACCGAGTACGCCCCCGACCTGCTGCTGTATGCCACGCTGCTGGAGGCCACGCCGTTCTTGAAGAAGGACGAGCGCATCGGCACTTGGCAGCAGATGTACGACCGCGCTGCCCAGGCGCTCAACGGCGAGGACCTGAAGAAGATCATGGACCGCAGCGCCCAACGGAGTGAAGCATGACCACATACACCGACGTTTTCGGTGGGGCAAACATCTACCCCAGCGAGATTGACTACAGCGCCGTTGCCCTGGCCGCTGACATTACGCTGAGCTGGCCCGACGAGACCTCGACCAGCCAGAACCTGGCCACCAAGATCATGGACGTCACCCAGGCTGCCGACGGCCTGGCGATCACGCTGCCGCCCGCCAACGGCACAGGCACGGGGCAGACCATCCTGTTCAACAACCTGGGCACGTTCACTTTCACGGTCAAGGACAACGCTGGCGTTCAGGTGATGACCGTTGCCCCCGGCACGCTGTGGCAGGTCTACCTGACCGACAACAGCACGGCCGCTGGTGCATGGGAAACGCTGCAATACGGCGCGGCCATCTCGCAAGCCAACGCCTCGGCCCTGGCTGGTACCGGCATCGTGGCCGTGGGCACACTGCTTTCGCAGTCGGTGCCCATCACGCACTTCAACAGCAACTACAGCGCAGGCCTGCAAGACCGCGCCCGGATGTTTGTGTGGGGCGGCGCAGGCGGCACGCTTACGCTTCCAGCGCCCACCACGGTCGGCAACAACTGGTTCGTCTACCTGCGCAACTCCGGCTCTGGCGCCATCGTGGCTGACCCGTCCGGCACCATCCTGATTGACGGTGGCCCGACCCTGTCCTTTCAGCCTGGCGAGTCGGCGATCATCGTCTCGGACGGATCCAACTTTTACACGATCGGCTTTGGCCAGTCGGCCACATTCGCTTTCGACTACACCTCGATCAACGTGGCCGGGTCCGGCAACTACACCCTGACCGGCACCGAGCTCAACCGCATCGCCTACGGTTTCACCGGGGTTCTGACCGGCAACCGCACGATCATCGTTCCCGCCACGGTGCAGCAGTACTGGGTCAACAACGAGACCACGGGTGCCTTCAACTTTACGGTCAAAACCGCTGCCGGTTCTGGCGTGCTGGTCGCCTCGGGCTCGCGCTCCATCCTGTACTGCGACGGCACCAACGTGGTCAACGCCGACACGGGCGGCCTGGCCGTGCCCATTCAGGTATCCGACGGCGGTACCGGCGCAACCACGGCAGGTTCTGCGCGCATCAACCTGGGCGCCACGGCTGTTGGAGACGCGGTGTTCACGGCGGCAGATGGCCCGACAGCCTACGCTGCGTTGGGCATCGCTCCTTCTGGCGTTGTGGTTGGCGGGACCTTCTAAGCGGGAAAACACAGATGCCAACCCAAATCCTCCGCTCCCAGCCTGGCATCAAGCGCGACGGCACCAAGTTCGACGGTGAGTTCTACACCGACGGCCAGTGGGTGCGGTTTCAGCGCGGCCTGCCTCGCAAGATCGGCGGGTACCGCTCGATTTCCAAGTACCTGACCGAGATTTCGCGCGGCTTCATGAGCTTCACGCAGCAGCTGCTGCAGTACTGCCACAGCGGCGGCCCAAGCACGCTGGAGCGCTTCACGATCGACGCCAGCAAGAACGCCAGCCTGGTGTCCAACCGCACCCCAGTGGCTGTGGCCGCGACGGGCACTGTGACGCTCACGGGCGGCGCAGCAGGGGCCGTCAACGGCATCACGGTCAACGGCGTGCAGATCATGTCAGGCGGCGTGGCGTTTGTTGGCAGCTTGGCCGCAACGGCAACGGCTGTGGCCACAAACATCAACCTGTTCACCTCGTCCCCCGATTACACCGCTGTGGCCGTTGGCCCGGTGATCACCATCACGGCCGTGACGGCCAACGGGGCCACAAACGGCTATGCCGTCGTGCCAAACGTGACCACGATCACGGCTACATCAACCGACATGGCGGGTGGCTCTGACGCGCTGGTGGCGTCTGAGGCAAACCGCTGGATGTTCCAGTCCGAGTACGACTCGTCGACCACGTACAACTCCTTGCTGGCCCACGTGGCGCCCAACGGCAACTGCCTGTGCAACGACGTCGGCGGCCAGATTTTTTTCGGTGACATTCTGGGCACCGCGCCTTTGAAAAGCGTGCAGATTCCGTCCGGCGCCAACGCCACGGGCGGCATCGTGGCGCTGCACCCGTACCTGTTCTACTACGGCACGGCGGGCATCATCGGCTGGTCCGTCGCTGGCGAACCCACAAACCTGACCGGCGCGGGCTCGGGTATTGCCCGAGTCTGGGGTCAAAAGATCGTCAAGGGCATGCCGCTGCGCGCAGGCTCTGGTTCGGCTCCGGCTGGCATCTTTTGGGCCTACGACGCCGTGATTCGCGCCACCTTTACGGGTGGATCAACGGTGTTCCAGTTCGACACGATCGCCACCGACACCTCGATCATGTCCGCTGACTCGGTTGTGGACTACGACGGCGTGTTTTATTGGGCCGGTGTGGACCGCTTCCTGATGTTCAACGGCGTGGTGCGCGATGTGCCCAACCAGCTCAACATCAACTACTTCTTGGACGGCCTGAACCCGCACCAGCACAGCAAGGTTTTTGCCTTCAAGGTGCCGCGCTACGGCGAAATCTGGTGGTGCTACCCACGCGGCGACGCCACCGAATGCACGCACGCCGTGATCTACAACGTGCGCGAAAACACCTGGTACGACACCGCGCTGCCCGATGTTGGCCGCTCCGCTGGTGGTTTCAACAACGCGTTTGCTGCCCCCATCCTGGTCGATGCCGTGCCAACCGCCAGCGGATACCGCACCTGGGTGCATGAGCAGGGCGTGGACATGATCGACGGCACGCTGGCCGAGCCAATCCAGTCCTTCTTCGAGACCGCCGACTTGTCGCCGGTCGCCCAAGGCAGCAGCGAGTACTTGCGGATTTCCATCATCGAGCCGGACTTCGTGCAAAACGGACCCATGACTGTGCAGGTCACTGGCCGGGCCAACGCCCGCGCGCCCGAGGTGTACAGCTCGATCTTCACCTTCCCTGACCAGGCCAGCCAGCCATACGAGCAGATCGTGATGCTCAAAGAGCAGCGCCGCGAGCTTCGCCTGCGCTTTGAGTCCAACGCGCTGTACGGCGACTACCAGATGGGGCAAATCATCGGTCACCTTGAGACCGGGGACAAGACGGTGCTGGGATGATCATCACAAGGCCCACCGGTATGCAGTTGCTCGACTGGGCTTCTCAGATCAGCATCGACCTGGACTCTTACGGCTCCTTCGGTCGGCTCGATAATCCTGACAAATGGCAGGACTGGGGCATGCAGTTTTTGAACAACACCACGATCGGCCGTAACTTGCCGATTCCTTACGGCTTCACGGATTGGCGCGAGTGGGCTGAGCGCCTGGTGGGCTCGCTGTCATGAAGTACATCGGCACACAGCGCGAGCACGAGGCCATCGAATGGGCCAAGGGTGTTTTGAGCATAGAAAGCCCGACCGGGTTTTGCCGCGCGCTGTCTGCCGTGGATGAGGCTGGCGAGTTTGCGTTTGTGGTGGTGCTCTCGAACTTCACCGACACAAACGTGGACATGCACACCGCCGCCAAGCCTGGCGCCCAATGGGCCACGCCGCGCGCTGCTCTGGAAATGTTCAGGGGCGTTTTCGACTATGCCTTCGAGTACTTCCAGGTGCAGCGTGTGACGGGTCTGGTGCGGGCAAAAAATATGGCCGCTCGCCAGTTTGACGAGCACATCGGTTTTCAGCTCGAGGGCGTGATGCGTCGGGCTTTCAAGGATGACGATCTTTGCGTTTACGGTTTCTTGCGCAAAGATTACGAGCAACACAAATGGAATCGCAGGAGTAAGTGATGGACAAGCAAACGATCATGGCCATGGCGGCCAACAACCCGCAGGTTCAGCAGGCCGCTGACGTCATCGAGGCGCGCATTTCCAACATGCCCGGCATCACCGAGCACATGGTCGACCAACTGGTGGCCACGCTGGAGTACGTGCTGCAGAACCCGCAAAAATACGCCGAGGTGCGTGCGGCCGCGATCAAGTCCGGTTTTGGCTCTGAGCAGGACTTCCCCACCGAGTTCGACCCCGTGCTGATCGTGTCCATGCTGGTGGCCTTGTACGAGGTGCAAGCCCGTTACCAGTCTGGCGGCTCGCAGGCGTTTGCCCGTGGTGGCCTGGCTCAGGCGGCCCAGCGCGTTGCCGCTGCTGGCCGTGGTGGCGACACCATGCTGGCGCACATCAACCCGCGTGAGGCCTCGATGCTGGCTCGCATGGGCGGCTCCGGCACCGTGAACCCCACGACCGGCTTGGTCGAGTTCAAGGGCGGCGTCGGCAAGCTGATCGCAGCCGTGGCGCCCGTTGTGCTGTCGATCGTGGCTCCCGGAATCGGTACCGCGATCGGCACGGCCTTGGGCGCCAGCGGCACGGCGGCCAGCATGCTTGGCAGCGCAGTGATTGGCGGTGCCAGCTCAGCCGCTGCAGGTGGCAATGCCCTGCAGGGAGCCCTTGGCGGAGCTATTGGCGCTGGCGGCGCATCTGCCTTGGGCGGCGCGGCCAGCGATGCCCTGAACCTTGGTCTTGGCAGCACGGCCCAAAACGTGGTCGGCAGCACGCTTGCTGGCGCAGCCCAGGGGGCACTGAGCGGCCAGGGCGCCACGCAGGGCGCTTTGCAAGGCGCACTTGGCGGGTACACCGGCAGCACGTTGTCAAACGCTGCCAGCGGCGTTGGTGGCCAACTTGGCGCAGGCTTGCAGACCGCAGGCACCCAGATTGGCAACGCGCTGACCATGGGCGCATCGCCCCAGCAGGCGCTGGCGCAGGGTGCGCTGACCGGCCTGGCCGCAGGTCTGAATGCTGAGCCCGCGAAATCGCCCTACGACATTACCCCATCCGACACCGGCGGCCTGGGCCTGAAATCGCCGTCCGACATTGCCGTCGAAGGCCTGAAAGCCCCGGCCCTGAACACAGCCAGCGTACCGGAGATGGGCTTGGGCACAAACTACAGCCTGACGGGCGGCACCACGCCGACATACACCGGTCCGGAAACCCCGACCGTTGACTACTCCCTGACGGCCCCCACTACGCAAACCGCCTCGGCCCAACCGGAGCTTGGCACTGGCATCCAGCAGTCCCCACTCAACGCGATCGCCGCGCAAACCGCCGAAGCCATGCCGACGGTTGCCAAGACCGACGCAGGGTCCACAAACAAGCTGGGCGTGAGCGGTCTGAGCTCTGCTGCCAGTATGCTGCCGCTGCTCTCGCTGTTCAGCGCCGCCCAGACGCCAGAGCAGGTGCAGCAGGTGGTCGCTGGCATGACGCCCGAGCAGAAGGAGTACTTCAACCGCCCGATGCGCACCTGGAATTGGGACACGCTCAGCGCGGCCGCCAAGATGCAGGGCCTGCCGCTGGGCAGCTACATCGCCCGCAACTGGGACAAGGTCGGCGGCGGCATGTACGACAACCCCGTCGCCACGGACACCACGGCGGTGGCCAAGGCACGGGGCGGCATTCTTTCTCGTCTGGCCGAAGGCGGCGGTTCTGGCCGCGATGACACCATCAACGCCAAGCTCTCCGATGGCGAGTACGTGATGGACGCTGAAACCGTGTCGCTCTTGGGCGACGGCTCCACCAAGGACGGGGCTCGCCGTTTGGATGAGATGCGGGCTAAAATTCGGCAGCACAAAGGCAAATCAATGGCCCGGGGCAAGTTCAGCGCGAACGCCAAATCACCATTGGCATATCTGAAAGAGGCGGCTTGATTGCCGTCCGCATGAAAGAGAGCGCATAACATGGCCAGCTTGTTCCAAGGCGATCCCCAGAAAGCCACCTCCTACGTCACCAGCACCACGGAAACCCCGAAGTGGCTGCAGGACGCCATCTACAACCAGATTTACCAGGCCACCAACGTGGCCAACACGCCATTCACTCCGTATGGCGGCACTCTGGTGGCTGGCGCAACGCCGCAACAGCAGCAAGCCTGGCAGGCCGTCAGCGCCAACCAAGGCGCATGGCAGCCAGAGTTCCAGCAGGCCCAAACCGGTCTGACGGCGCTCAGCACTGCCCCTGGTGGCGCCGCTGCGGCTCAGCCGTTCATTCAGCAGGCGGTTGGCACAAGTGGCGTGGGCGCGGCCCAGCCCTACCTGTCGCAGTCTGCTGCTGCCCTGGGTGGCGTTGACACCGGCGCAGGCGCGCGCACCCTGTCCCCGTATGTCCAGGAGAGCCTGGGCAGCTCCGGCCTGTCTGCCGCGCAGCCATACCTGCAGGCCGCCAGCCAGTCCACGGCCGGTGCGGTGCAAGACTTCATGAGCCCGTACACCGAAAGTGTGACCAACCAGATCGCCAAGCTCGGCGCGCGCAATCTGTCTGAAAACTTACTTCCCGCCGTGTCCGACGCGTTTGTGCGTGCAGGTCAGTTCGGCGGAACTCGCATGGGCGAGTTTGGCAGCCGCGCGCTGCGTGACACGCAAGAGTCCATCCTGAACCAGCAGTCGCAGGCTTTGCAGGCTGGCTACGGCCAGGCTCTGTCGGCCGCCCAGCAAGAAGCCCAGCGCCAAGCCGGTCTGGCCACCACGGCCGGTGGCCTCGGTACCGCCCAGCAGCAGGCCATTCTGGCCGGTGGTCAGGCGCTCACATCGGCCCAGCAGCAGGCCGCGCAGCAGGAAATGGCGCGCGCCCAAGCCCTGGGGACCGTTGGCACGCAGCTTGGCGGCCTGACCCAGCAGCAGCAGCAGGCCCTGCTCAGCGCCGGTTCGCAGACCGGCCAGCTCACCAGCGCCGATCTGCAGCGCCAGCAATCCGTGCTCCAACAGATGGCCACGCAGGCCCAGCAAGGCCAGCAGATGCGCACGCAAGACGTCGCAGCCCTGGAGGCCGCCGGTTTGTCGCAACAGCAGCTCGCCCAGAAGCAGGCCGATGCAGCGTACCAGCAGTACCTCACGGAGCTGAACTACCCCAAAACGCAGCTCGACTGGCTGTCCACGCAAGTTCGCGGAATGGCGCCCAACGTGCAAACCTCGCAGACGCAAAGTGGCACGACCACTGGCGCCACGTACTCGGCATCGCCACTGCAGCAGCTGGCCACGGGCCTGTCGGCATCGGCAGGCTTGAGCAAGTTGCTGGGCTCTTAATTTCTGGAGGCACACATGCCATCGATCTACGACTTGGCCTCGAATTACGATGTTGCGGAACCTGGGATTCGGCTGCCCGTCGCTGGCGCCCCGATCGCGCAGGCCGCTCCGGTTGCGCCCGCCACCATGGCTGCCGCGCCTGTTGCCGCTGCGCCTGCTGGCCTGCCAGAGCAGGGAAACCAGCAGCTTCTGTCGCTTCTTGGTCGGTATTTTCCGCAGGGCGACGACTATGGTCCTGAGCTGAAAACGGCACGCGAGACCATGACCCGCGAGTCCGAGGCGTTCAACAAGCTCCTGCAGGACGCCATGAAGGCGCAAGGCGACACCGGCCCCAGCAAGGCCGAGATGTACTTCCGTCTGGCCGCCGCTTTTGGTGCGCCCACCAAGACCGGCAACTTCATGGAATCGCTGGGCAAGGCCGGTGAGGCCGCCGCAGCCATCAACAAGGAGCAGCGCGAGGCCGGATTGGCTGAACGCAACCGCCAGTTGCAGCTTGGCCTGGAAGCGCAGAAGCTGCGCATGACCGGCGCCAAAGAGGACGTCGCCACACTGCGCCAGCTTGCCGCCGAGGGCATGAAGGACAAGCGCACGATCGCCACCGAGCTGATCAAGGACTACGTGAAGTCCGGCCAGCCCGAGTCCAGCGCAGGCAAGCAGGCCAAGGACGAGGGTTTGCAGCCCGGCACACCCGAGTTTCAGAAGCGCGTCTCCCAGATCGCCGACATGAACGTCGAGCGGCAGATGGGGCAGATCAACGCGACGCTGGCCAACATGTCGGTGGCGCAGGCGAACTTGGCGCTCAATCAGCAGAAGTTCGAGCAGACCAAAGCCCAGCAGGCCAAGCTGACGCCGCAGGAAATGAAGCTCAAGACGGAGACCGAGGACACGCTGGCGCAGACGCAGCAGGGCTACGAGAACTTGAAAAAAGCCATGGCGCTCAACCCGACCACCTTCGACACCTCTCTGCCCGACACCGCCCAGCGCAAGCTGTTGGAGGCCGCTGGCAGCAAGGACAAGAAGCTGCAGGACACGCGAGAAATGGAAAACCTGCTCGAAAAAGCAGCGTTGTCGCAGCTCAAGTCCACGTTTCCTGGTCAGATTTCCAACGACGAGCGCAAAGCCCTCATGGCCACGCAAGGCCTGGGCGCCAAGAGCATCGAAGAGCGTGGCAAGATCATGCAAAACGCGGCCACAGCCATGCAAGCGATCTACCAGCGCTCCAAGAAGCGCCTCAACGAGATCAACCAGGGCCTGTACCGAGAAACCAACATTGGCGGGGGTGAGTAATGGCAGATCCGTATGTAGGCGCCGCACGCGCCGCTTTGGGCCAAGGCCTGGGCATGGGCTGGGGCGACGAGGGCGAGGCCTGGCTGCGCTCCAAGCTCAGCGGCGTGCCCTATGAGCAGGCGCTCAAGCAGATTCGCCAGGAGTACGCCCAGTACTCCAAGGAATACCCGATCACATCGACCGCCGCAGAGTTTGCCGGTGGCGTGGCCCCTGCCGTTGGCATGATGTTTGTCCCTGGCGCTCAGCCCGCAGGCGCCGCCCAGCTTGGCACATCAACCATGGGCGCGCTGGCCAAACTGGCTGCCCTGGGTGGCGCAACCGGCGCCGTGTCCGGGGCAGGTTCTGCCGAAGAGGGCCAGCGGGGCTCAGGCGCCGTGTCAGGCGCGACGATTGGCACAATCCTTGGCGTGGGTACCCCCGTCGCCATGCGAAGCGCCACAGGGGCCGCTCGTTGGCTCCGTGACCGCCTGGCGCCCACCGAGGCGTCGATTTCCCGACGCGCTGGTGAAAAAATGACCCAGGCCATGCGCGAGTCGAATCTGACGCCCCAGCAGATCGAGCAGCTGGCCGCCCGCGATCGCGCCATGGGTGTGCCCAGCGTGGTGGCCAACGTGGACAACGCCATGGCCGACCTGGCCGAGGCTGTGGCCCAGCGCACCGGCAAAGGTACCCGCCGCGTTGAAAAGACGCTCACCCAGCAAAAAACAGGCGCCCGCGAGCGCACATACCAGCAGGTCCGCAAGGGTCTGCAGCCGGGCGACTACTACGCCGACGAAGAGCGCCTGGTCAAAGAGCTGCGCGGCAAGGCCAAGGACATTTACGAGGACGCCTACGCCCACGGCGATGTGGACGACCCGCGCATCGTGGAGGTGCTCAAGAACCCGCGCTTCCAGGAGTTTTTCAACAAAGCCCGTGGCATCGCTGAAACCGAGGGCCAGGCGGCCAAGCTGCGCGGCGAGGACCCCAGCCGCTTTGCGCTGCCGGAGCTCTACAAGCCCACAGGCAAGTTCACCGACAGCGGCGCTGAAATCCTCGAGCTGACCAAGCTGCCAGACGTTCGCACGCTGGACTACATCAAGCGCGGCATCGACGCCACGATCGAGTCCGGCTTCAAGGGCCAGGGTCTGTCCAAGGCTGAGGCCAGTGCGCTGCGCGATCTGCGCCGCGAGTTTGTGAACGCGATCGACGAGAACGTGCCTGCATACAAGGCCGCCCGCCAAGCCTACGCGGGCGATCTGGAGGTGATCGACGCCATGCGCACCGGCATGAACGACTTTAACAAGCTCGACCACGAGCAGGTCATCAAGCTGGTGTCGGGCATGGGCGATGCCGAGAAGGACGCCTTCCGCACGGGCGTGGCTCGCCACCTGTACAGCACGGTGATGGACCCGTCGACCAACTTCAACGCGGCCAACCGAATCATCAACTCGCCTGAGACTGTGGCCAAGCTGCAGCCGCTTTTCGATAACCCGTCGCAGTTCCGTTTGTTCCAGACAGCCCTGGAGCGCGAGTCCCAGCTTTTCCACCAGGCAAACAAAATCCTGGGTGGCTCGCAGACCGCCAAACGGGGCGCCATGCGCGAATCGCTGGAAGAGGGCCCAGGCGTTGGGGACGCCATTTCCGCCGCCGTGACTGGAGGTGGTTTTGGCACGACGCTGGCCAACATCACGCTCAGATCGCTGCGCAACAAAACGATCACGCCCCAGGTGGCCGACAAGCTGTCGGACATGCTGATGGCCAAGGACCCGCACGAGGTGGCCGCTGTGGTGAAGTTCCTCGAGCAACACGCCGCCAGCGAGGCCCCGCGCGCCGTGCGTGGGACTGCTGCTGAGCGTGGTGCCGTGATGGGCGGCGCAACCACTGTGTGGCCTGCGCCAAGTGTTGAGCAGGCGACGCCGGAGCCCACGGACATTGAGGCCGACATTTCAGCGCAGCCCACGCCTGAAATCCCGTCAATTGAGGCCGATATCGAGGCCGCTGGCCGCAAGTAACAGTTGTCTCCTGTTCCTGTTGGGAACCTTGCCCCGCCCTAACCCGGCGGGGTTTTTTCTGAGCCATCGAAAGCAACCCGGTTGCGCAGGTCCAAGATGATGCGCAGGTGCTCGGCCGCGTCGTGCCGGTTGTCGTGCTCAGCCCTGGCGATCGCCCGGCGCAGCTCTTGAGGTGTGCGCGACCAGTGCAGGCCCGGGCCCAAGATGCTGGTGATGTACGGCCATGGCGATTCCGGCGGTGCAGACCCGCTCATAAATCCATCACCTCAACATCGTGCGGCTTTTTCTTTCCCACCAAGATTTCGTGAATTCGCCGCTCGGTTTCCCGGTGCGCTTTGATCATCGTGCGCGCTGGCAGAGCTTCAAGCATGTCGCTGTAATCGGCCAGGACGCCGCGCACGGCCTGGATGCCAGCGCCGTCGAGCCGGATGTTGCCGCCTGCCTTGTGGCGCTTGCCGGCCAGGGCCATGGCCGTCACCGCGTCGGAAAGCAGTCCGCTGGCGTCGGTGATTTCCACCAAGTCGCCATTGCAGTCTGGCCACGGTCCGTTTTCAACCAGCGTCTCCATGATGTTCACCGCGTCGCTCACCACACGCCAGTCGTCGGTGGTGGGCTGCGGGGCTTTCTCCATGGCGTCCAGGCCTGAGTGCATGCGCGTGAGCTGGTGCACTCGGTGCGACTCGGGCAGCGGCTCCGTTGGGCTGGCCATCATCACATCGATGAGGCTGTAGCGGTACACGTAGACCGTCTTGGCTGGTTTGCGTTTTTTCATATTCCTGCGATCTTCTGTGCGGCTCGGTGCAGCCGCGCGTTGAACCAGCGCCTGATCGCGTAGCTGCGAACCAAGCTGATAAGGGTGAACCAGGCGCCGATCGCAAAGTTATCACCGAGTGATAAGTGAATGCCAAACATCGGAAAGATCGCCAGTTGGCTGGCCAGCGCCACGCCGTAGCCAATCAGCACGTTCATGACCGACTCGGCAAGGGAGGCGATGCGGGACTGGTTCATGGGTTGGACCGGTCGTAATCTGACCGCTTGACGAGCATCGGCGGAAGCGTGAGCACGTTGACAATCAGCTGGTTTTGCTTGACGACTTGCTCATTGAGCTTGACGACTTGCTCATTGAGCTTGACGATGCGCTCCAGAATTTCCAGCATCTGGGCGCTGTGTGGCAGGGGGATGGGGCCGGGTTGTTCGTTTGTCATTTAAGCAGCGCGGAAACCACGTAAAAAACGAAGAACAAGCCATTCAGCCAGTGCTTGCCCAGCCAGGCGGCCAGGAAAATGTTAGAGGGCGGCATGGCGATCTGGGATTCGGTCATGATTGGCCCCTTGCTCGGATGGCGTCTGCAATGCGGCGGGACTGCTGAATGGTTGACTGGTCAAAGCCAAAGCGTCCCGGCATGAATGGCTCCGGCGACATTTTCTCGTGCGCGTCCTTGGTGTCTTGATATTGCTGCCAGAGTGATTCGGCCACCTTCGCACACGTTTCCCGCTCGGCCGCAACCTCGCGCTGCATGTATGCCAGCGTCACCGTGCCAAACTGCGAGGGCTGGTTTTCTGGGTCGCTGATCGCTTGCATGATGGATTCGCGCTCCACCATCTGCTCCAGCGCAAACTGGTACAGGATCGGGTAAGCATCGGAGCCCTGTTCCCAGGCGCCGCGCTCCTCAAGCATGGCGTCCAGTTTCTTTTCAGCGTCGCTGCGCTGGTCTGGTCGAAGCAGTGCCAGGGTGTCGGCTTCGCTTGCGTATGGGTCGTTCATGATTGCTCCTTCGGTGTTTTTGAGTCCTCAAACATCCAGTCCTCGACGTCTTGCTGGCGGTAACGAACGTGCCCACGCGGGCCGCCGCCGAGCTTGATGAACTTTGGACCCCGGCCTTGCATGCGCCAGTTTTCGAGGGTGCCAGGTGAAATCTTGATCAGCTGGGAAACCTCCTGCGGCGTCAGCATCTGGTTTTCAAACTTCTCCATTCGTACTCCTTGTGGGACCGCCCGTAGGCGGCCCCGTTTCGCGTTATTCGGCGGCCGGTGCGGCTGGCGCTGCGTTGGGGTCCACAACCGGGATGCTCTTAGCCTGGGCCTGCGCCTGCGCCTGGCGCTCCATGTTGTTGCGAAGCACCCAGGCGTTGGACTTGGTGGGCAGGTCGCTCAAGATCGCGTGCAGGAAGTTGAACTCCTCGACGGTGTACTTAATGGTGATGGTGGGGGCGGTGGTTTGGTTTTCCATGGTGATCACTTAGGTTGGTATGTGCCCAAAAGCACGGGGGTGGTTTTCACGGTGTCGCCGACCAGATCAGCCAGCTCCGTGGCCATGTCCTCTTCGTGTTGCTCCATGTTCTGGATACGAAGGGTCAGTGCCGGTTTGTCGCTGCCTGTGCGCACGCCAAGGCGCATCACAAACAGGCGAGAGTTCAGGCCGTTGTAAGGCACGGTCTCGAAGTACACCAGGGTGGGCAGCGGCTCGGTGCTGCTCGCCTGGATGCTCTCGAACGCGCTGCGGCTGGCCGCATGCTGCTTCTCGATGCTCTCCATCTTGCGCATGGCCTCGATGCTGACCTTGCGGACAGCGGCGATCGCCTTGGCGTTGGTGATGGTGCCCTCGTCGTTGTAGCAGCTGACCATGCTGGGCCAGTCCTCCAGGAACTCGGCAACGTCCTGCTGGCTGCGCGGCTGACCGTTGGCCATGGCCAGCAAAGCCGTGAAGGCTGCTGTTTTCTTCGGTGCCAGCACAGCCGTGTTGTCGGCGTGGCCAGGCTCGTCTGGCGTGCCCAGGTTGAGCACCGCAACAGCTTTCATGGACTCGGCGTTCACAAACACCGTGGCGCCAGGCTCGGCGTGGTCCTCGATGTAGCTTGCAAAGTCCTGCACGCTGGTGGTGTTCATCTGGCCGATCGCGCGGCGGCGAAACACCTGGTGCTTTTCCAGGTCGTGCAGTTTGAAGTTTTCCGGCAACGCTGTCACGGCCGTGGCGCTGACGCAGTCGTTTGCGCTTGTGATGGCCTGCGACAGTTGCAGGGCCTCGATGGCTTGTTTGTCGATCATGGCGGCCCCTTAAACCAGCTCGCCTTGCTTGCCCATCAACGAGGGCTGAGCGAGCGAGATGGCGCCGTACTTGCCAACGTGCAGGACGGTGGCGCGCTTTTCTTCCTCGCCGGCTTTGCCGTCCAAGGTTGGCTTGACGAACTTGAGCGTGTGCTCGCAGCGCACCTGGCCGGTGCCGGGAATCTGCGAAAACGACAGCTTGATGTTGACCTCGCCGACCTTGTCGTGGTCCTGGCAGGCTGCGGCCACCTGAGACAGGGCAATCGAGAGCTTGCGCTCAAAGATGCCGCCGTCCAGGTCGGTGAAAAACTCGGAAACATCGGTCGCGGCTGCGACGCTGATGGGGGTTGCTTTCTGATCGCTCATGGTGTGCTCCTGGGTTAAAAAATCAGTTCTCGAGGTCGTTGTTGGCCACGCGCTCGATGGGAATGCCAGCCTCCATGTAGTCGGCTACTTCGGCCGTGCCTGGGCGCTCGATGATGAAGCGGTCCTTCATGAGGTGGCGCATCACCTGGGCGGGGCTGCCAGCGCGAATCAAACGGAAGTCGCCATCGGGGTCGTTGGATTCGCGGACAAGGTAGATCAGGTATTTCATTTTTTCGGGTCCTTTCAGATCGGGCTGTCAGCCTCGTCGCCGACGTATTCCTGGCCGTCATGCACTTCAGTGTGCGGCACATCGATCACGCCGTCTGCGTCGGCAGCCTGGGCGGCCTGTGAGCCTGCTTGCGGGGCCTGCTCAGCGACTTTATTCAGGCGGCTGGGGCGCCGGGCCGCCGAGGGCTTTTCGGCCTCTTGTGCGGCCTCTCGTGGCGCCTCGGCGGGCTCGGGTGGCATGAACAGCTCGTCGTCCGATGCCAGGGCTCCGTCCAGATCAGTGGAAAGCGGCAGGCGTTTGGCCAGGCGGCGAATCGCCGTCTTGCGAGCCATTTCATCCCACCAGGTCACCCATGGGCCGGAGCCTTTGGCGCGGCTCACGTTTCGCACCTGTTCGACCTGTTTGTGGGACAGGATTTCAACGTAGGCCGATCCGTCCTTCATCTTTGCCACCGCATAGACGCCAACGATATCGCCTCGCTCACCAAACCAATCCGGTGTGTGTTGAGGCACCAAGTCGATGCCTGGTCGGTAAGTGAAACCGTCGTTCTTGTAGACGATTTGCGCATCGATGGAGGCCAGCTCTCCGCTGTTGCGCACCAACTTCAGAATGCCGGCCATCATTGGCATAAATTGGCAGTTTTGGCCAAATGTCACGATGGCACCTTCGCGCCCATCGGGAAGCAGACCCATTTGCGCCGCGCGTGTTGCGCTGGCAAAAAGCGTGCGGCGGTCGGCGCTCAAAAGTGCCGGGTTTGTTTGAACCGCTGTCAGCGTTGTTCGAATGAAACGCTCGACAGGGATGTGTGCTGGAAGCGCGGCTTTGAATTGCGGGGACATGCGCTCAATGGCGCTTCTGACTTCGTTGATTACAGCGACTTGACTCATTTGAGTTGCTCCTGAAAACGCCGGTGGCCGACCGGTGGCGGGGTGGATTCCTGTTTGGAATTTCGCACCAGTGTACCATCATTTCGTGGGCTTGCGTGGGTAAATTAGGCAGTTTCTGAATCCAGATTTACCCCCATACGAGCTGCCCACCATGTCCTCGGTGATCAGCGTCGGTGGCGTGTCAGCGCGCGTCGAGCAGGTCACGCTCCATGCGCTGGTGAGCACCTTCTCGGCGTCCCCGATGTGCTGGAAAATTTCAGCTTTGGCGACTTCCTTGTCCTCCTTGGCGTTCTTCTCAGCGGCGGCGGCTTTTTTGTACCGCTCCAGCATTTCGGCCAGGGTGTCGTCGCCCTCTGCGCTCAGAATCTTGCCCGGCTTGGCGTACTGGTTCATGCGAATGATCACCTCAGCGTCGCCTGGCATCACGGGCTCGGGCTCCAGGCCCGCGTCCACCGTGCGCCAGAAGTCTGCCACCTTGGCGCGGATCGCTGCGATCACATCGTCGTCGCGCAGGCGCTCGATCACCACGCCACGGTTGCCCGCGATGAACGCGCCGATGAACGCGCGCTTGAAACCGCTCACGGCCATCTGGTGCTGCACTTGAAGCTCAATGTGGGTTGGGGCCTCGATGGACCCATCGTCGTGTTCCAGCCACCCATCCCGAAATGCAAGGTAGTCCACGTTTTTGATTTCCAGATGGACGGGTTCCCCAAGATTCGTGATGACAAAATCAAACGAGCTGCCCATGCGTAAGTCTGGATTTCTGAAATACTCCTTCATCGGCTTAACTTCCCACCCTTGTTCTTCAGCGATGCCATAAGCAATTGCCGACTCAAGTCGCTGGCCCCAAAGAACGCGCTCATTTGCTTTGAACTCTGGAACAACACCTGTGCGCTTGCGGTGCCACAAATCAAAGTGGGTCATATAGGGGCTTTCACCAAACAGGCACGCTGACTCGGTGGAAGTGACGTCCAGCTTGCGCATGGCCAGCCAGTGCTCCTGGTTGCTTGGAACGATGATTTCAGTTGCCATTGTTTTTCTCCTGGTAAGCGGCCACGCGCACGATGGCTCGGCGGGTTGCGGCGTTTGCGTCGTTGTCATGGTTTTCTGATGCAGATTCGTAGTCTCGCTCTGCGTTGCAAAGAACTTCTGCCATAGAACGTCCATGGTCCGTGTACACGTTCATGCCGAGCTTCACCGCCAGCCGCAGCGCGTCGCCGTCGTCCTCGAGCGGATTCCATTCGTCCTCAAGGCCCTCAATCCACAGGCCGCGCTGATGGGCAGCAGGAAGGATCACCTTAAGTCCCGCAGCTTTTGCAGCCGCCATCAACAGTTCGAGGTCATTCATGGTCAACCTCCAGGTGCCCAAAAATCGCCTTGCCCGCGTGGTCCGGAAACCGCGCCCCGTGCACCGCGACCAGGTTCTGGTCGATCACCTCGTTGAAGCCGTCGCACGGCGCGATCCAGTAGCCGTGCTCGCCGTCGTCCTGCGTGGCCTCAACGATGCCCACCAGGCCCTTGCCGCTGGTGAACCAGATTACTTTGTGGACTTTCATTTGTTGCTCCCGAAAATTCCGTGGTTTGCTTTCATCGCCTCTGATATTGGCTTGCGCAAAATCTCGATGGCAATGTCGCGCGCGACGGCGTCAATCAAGCCATTTATTGAGTCGTATTGCGATTTTGCAGATTCGTCAATGTGGTAATCCGTGGTGAGCTTTTTCCCATTCAGCGAATAGACCAGACGCACAGTGGTTCGATACGAGAGCGCGTCAAACATCGTGTGAATCACGCCGCTGAACAGGTTGTCGTTGATGGCCACCGCTTTGATGACCTCTGCCTTGGCTTTGGCCTCCATCTCACGCAACAGCCGCACCGAGTCGTCGGTTGGCGCGCGTTTTTCAGTGACGGTTATTTCGGCGCGGATGTGGTCCGGCGCCTGGTGGACGATAGTGCGGTCAAACATTGTTGCCTCCTGTGGCCTTGGCGATGGCGGCGCGGGCGGCTTCCCAGTGTGGCTGTCGCTCACAGCCAGCGACTCCCGCCATGATGGCTTGCAGCGCCTCCAGCAGATCAGGCGCAGCGGCGATCAGGCGGGCGTTGGCTTCATCTTCATCATTTACGGTCAAAAAAACGGAAGCGATGTCTTTTTCGCCGCCACAATAATTCTCGGACCGTGCAACGATGTCGCCATTCCCGATGTAGATCCAAGGCTCCGGTGTGTGTTTACTCATTGGTTGCTCCTTTCAGCTTCCGTTTTGCGCCGGGAAATCCGGCTTTAAAAATCACAGTGGCATGTTCGCTCGCCACACAAAAACATCAAGTCCTGTTATCAAAAATCCAGACAAAAATACAACAGCTTCAACGTAGTCGATTTTTGGCCTGCGCCAAGTCGGGATAGGTTTTGCGGGACCGGTGTAGGGGGTGTAAATCATGCGCAGCTCCTGACGGTCATCAATACCAGCATCACGGCGATGAAGCCGCCCAGAATCCAGGCCAGCGTGTTGCCAAAGTGGTCCGGCTGGCAGCTGCATTTCAGACCGCTGGCGTCGTAGCCCAAGCCCCGGCAGTGTGGGCACTGCTGGCGCTCCTTGCGCACCGGGCAGTCGCGGCCTTGGTTGCAGTTGCCGTATTCGTCGCAGCAGTTCATGGGCGCTCCTTCTTGGAAAAGTCCTCGCACTTGCGCTTGAATCCCCAAGTGTCCCGCTGGAAGTACACCGGCGCGTAAAAGCGCGGCTTGTGCAGCATGGCGCAGACCAAGACAGGCTTGGGCAGCGCACGCATGGTGGCGTGCTTGCACTCGTCGCAATGCTGGGTCTTCATGGCTGGCTCCTTGCGCGGATGGCGGCGGCGCAATGCTCGGCAGATTCCGAGCGCTCAGCCACCCTCGCACACGCCTCGCGTTCAGCCCTGCGCACCTCGTCGACCATGTGCTTTATCTGGCCGTCAATCGCCGCCAGCACCGTCCTGGCCGCCTCATCGACAGAAAGGCTGGGGTCAACCCAGATGCCCTCGCAGGACAGCGTCATCACCGCCTTTGGCATCGGGTTCGTCATGTTGAACGAGATTTTTGAAGGCTTCATTTTGGCCTCGCGCTCGATGCGCTCGAATTCTTCGTCTTCGGGGGTCATGGGGTCTCCTTGAGTGGTTTGATTGCAACCTTGAGATGCTCGTCTTGTCGCCGCTTGGCCTCTTTAAAATCAGCCAGCATTTTCTCCAGTTCAGCAATTGAATACATGCCATCTGGCACATGAAATCTTGCCATGCCATAGGTTTCGCAGGTGTATTCAGCCATGGTTCTTTTCCTTAAGTTTGGCTTCAACTGCGCGGCAGGTCTTTTGGATGCTCATGCTCATACAGTCATTGATTTCTACATCAGTTAAGCCAACCCATTCACGCCTGACCAAACCCAACAAATATTCAATCGCTTGCGCGGCGTGTTCTGCCGTGTTTGCTCTTGTTTTATCCCTGAGTTGTTTGGCGTAAGCCTCGCACTCTTCTACGCTCCACGGCTTCATGTGTTCTTCTCCTTGAGTTTGGCCTCGATTGCATCAGCGAATTCCCAAAAGCCACCGCCTTCTTGGGTGTCATCAAAGGCAATCTGCTTATCCTCTTCCGTCAGCCCAACCCATGTGCGCTGTGGTGGGGTGGTGTAAAGGGCGACGATGCGCCTTGCCAACTCCCTGCGGCTTCGCTTGCCGCCACCTTCGTCCCATTGAATGATGGTTTCGTAGACGGTTTCCAACGCCACCGGCTCCTGCTGTGCTGGCTGCTTTGGCCTGTTTAGAAGATCGTCAACGTCCCAGCCTTGCTGAATAGCTGGCTGTGGGGATGTGTAGAGAGGAACCTCGTACACCATCGGATATTCAGGACGCTTTGCACCCCAATGAATGTGTGCGTACTCACCCATTTGTGTTGCCCACGCCACAGGCTCCTGCTCTGGCTCTTTGGGTTGTGGTGGCAAGTCACGCCGAATCACGGGCTCGTTCATCCAAGTGCTGTGTGTGTCGCACTCAAATTGCGGGCAATCACCGCCGCACCATGTGCATCCACCTTTCTGCGGCTCCTGCTCTGGCTGTGCCAAGGCTTTGTCCATAGACTTGAGGGCGTCTTTTGCAGCTTGCAAGGCAACGGTAGTTTCGTGAATGGGTCGTGTTTGCTCAACGTGATATTCCATCATGCTGATAACGTCCTCAATCAACTGCTTCAATGCTTCATGTTCAGTCATTTGTTCTCCAATGCTTGTTCAATTAAGGTGATTAGACTTTTATGCGCTGCATATCCAACGTCTTTCAAAGCCTCCAATGCCAACCTCAAAGCCTCATCTTTATTTTGATCTTGTGGGTGGGTGTAGAGGTCGGATACTTTGAACCAACGAGCGTCACAGTCCGTGATGCTGTCTGGTGTGGTGATGCGGGTGCGTCCTGTCTCGCCTTGTTGCCATAGTGTTGCCACAGGCTCCTGCTTTGGCTTTTCTATACCAACACCAGTCCGCACAAGTTTGATGCGTTCCAAGTCGCCTTGCGCGTTTTCCATCAGCCGCTCGTCTGACTTGGCCTCAAACTCAGCCATCACCTTGTGCATTGCGCGCACCGTTGCATCCTCCATCGTTTTGCGCATGTCGCGCTTGAGTGATGCCAGCTGCTCCTGGGCGCGGTCTTCGCAGTCTTCGTCTTTCATGCTTCGTCTCCTGTTTTAAACGCGGTCATTTCTGGGTTGTAGCGTGGCACCGGAATGGCTGTCATACGGTTCACAGCCCGGTCCACGCTGGACTGCATCTGCTTTTGCATGCCGTCGATGAAGCCGGACTCGTAGGCCAGCGCCACCAGCTCGCGGACGTCTGGCGACATGGCCACGCCCTTGAGCTTCTCGGTGCGGAACTTTTCAAACGGGGAATCTTCTGGGGTGTACATCACGCTGTCTCCTTTACGCTGCGCCGTCCTTGCACAAACTTAAGCCAGCACTCGGCGCAGATCCAGCGCGTGGCCGTGAGAAAAATGCCACCACCTGGCAGGCGATCGCGGTTGCATTCGTTGCAGTACTTCATTGTTTGTCCTGGAGGCCTTGCAGGGCCTCGATCAGTTGTGGAATAACCCGCTCGTCCAGGTGAATCACGACGCCTGGCATGCGGGCAAAAATCGCCATTTTGAGCAGGCCACCCTCGCGCCACAACTCGGCGTAAGTTTTGCCGTTGTCCTGGTAGATCGTGGCCTTTGTTTCGCTTGGCGTCATTTGTCGTCCCTCACCAGCGGCTCGCCCATGAACGTGGGCGCCTGTTTCTCGTGCAGCTCATTCATGGCGGCTCGGTAGTCGCCCAGCGTTTGCATCGCCTCGTCGTACCAAGGGCCGCTGTAGCGTGCCAGGACGCATTCGAGGTCCAGCGCCAGGCGGTGGGCGAAGCGTTGGGCGACTTCGTTCATGTCGTGGCCGATCTGCTCATAAGGGTCGACCAACTCCTGGGTGATGTTGCCCTTATCGTCGTGCGTCATGCGCATCACGCTGGTGCCCTTAGTCATTGCCTCGTTGAGCATCATGTGGAGCATCTCTTGGGGCGTCATGGCTTGGTCTCCAGGGGAACGTCGCGCCACGTGCCCATAACGATGCGGAACATGTCGCCAGCCGCCTCTTTGCCGTTTGGATGCTCCCAAAATTGCTGCAGGACACGGACTTTTCTTGCGGTTGACAATTCGTCCCCGGGCGCGCTGTAAACAATCTCCAGGCGCTCAATGAAACGTAGGTGCATGGTGGGGGTCATGTATTTCTCCTGGCTTCCAACATGGCGTCGGCCCAACGGTATCGAGCTTGCTCTCGGCTTCGAAACGCTTGTTGGTATTCGTAAATTGGGCCTTTTTCGTTTTGCCCAACAATCACTTTCACCATTCCTGTCAAATGGCGCTGAATATCCTCCTCTGAAGCTCGAGCGGCAAGGTAGTCGCGCAGGGTCATGCCTTCCTGCACAACTTCACCCATGCTGCCGTGGCTGGGGAAAGCCCAGATATCTAAGTCGTTCATCAGAATGGCACTCCTTCGTCTGTGGTGGGCGCGGTGGGCTCAGTCGGCACTTCTGGCTCCATCGGCGGCGCTGCATCTGGCGCTGCCGCCTCATCGCCGCATCTGATCTCGTAGACCGGTTTCTGCTCGTAACCCACGATCACGCGGCGGCACTCGGGGCCTTCGCCTTTGAGCTCTGCGTCAACGCGCAGCCAAGGCACATTACTGGAGCTGAACTCGCGCCAACCAAAGTTTGCCTCGTCGCGCGTGCGGTCAAACTCGGCGCCCAGCTCTTCGGTCAAGACCTCCAGGACGGGCTCGACCTCTTTGATCGTTTTGACGTCGACCCGGATGATCACCCGGGTGTCCAGGAAAACGTAGCTGACCGGCGCGAACTTCTCGATGATTCGCGTGACCTTGCCCAGGCGCTCGAACTTGGGTTTCAGATCCTCCAGGTGCGCGATCGCGTCTCGCTTGCTCTTGAGCGACTGCTCAAACTTTTCGATGATTTTCATGTGCTCTCCTTCGTTGCATCGGCCCAGCTCAGCGCATCAAGGCTGGCCATGTCGGACCATTTAAGGGCCCTAGCTTCAGCCAGGGTGTAGGTGTCTTTCCAGGTCGTGCTGGCCTGGGCGTACATGTTTTGGGCGCGTTCAATGGCTGCGTTTTTTGAGCGCGCCACCACGTTGTAGAGCCGCAGCCACTCGCCCGTCTCGCGGTGCTGGCCAAACACGGCCCACTTCGGTGTGGGCGCGCGAGGTTTGGTGTACTGCTTGCCCGTGCCCCTGCATCCGTAACACATAGTTCCATGCTGCAGGCTGAACGAAAACCGGCCCGTGCCGTTGCACCTGGTGCACGTGTAGGCCATGCGCTCGGCTGTTTCGCTCATGCCTGCCTCCGCGCCTCGTAGGCCTCGTGCAGGCTGCGCGGCGTGCGCAGGGGGAAGGGCAGCACCAGGCTGGAGAGCTTGCCGTCGGCGATCGGTGTGGCCAGCTTGGGCTCGGGCGCGGCCATGATCCATCGGCTGCCGAGCAGGCGCACCGAGCGCACCCACTTGCGCATGTTGGACCGCTGCGTGGCCCGGTCGGCGTGGCCCACGCACCAGAGTCGGCGGGCGGTGATCAGGAGCTTCGTGTTCATGCTTGCTCCTTGGGGTAGATCAGGCGTCCGCCCTGCAGGCTGGGCAGCTCGTAGGCGCGGAACCGTTCGTCGGCGATGCCAGGATTGCGGCGCAGCTCCTTGCCGTCGTAGATGGGACGGTCAAAAATCTCGCGCTTCGGCGGGGGTGTCAGTTCTGGTTTGGTTTTCTTGGTGCTCATGGGTCAGTCCTCCAGTTGGTCAGTGATTTCTTGCTCGATGCGCTGGCGATCATCGTCGGTGGCCTTGCGCTCCAGCCAGGGGGCGGGGCGGCCGCGCCGGTCGAGGATGTCAAACTCGCACTCGGTGTAGCCGTAACAGTCCCAGTCGCTGTCCGCCATGGGGCCCAGAGGGGCCTGGCGAAAGTAGTGCGTCACTCTGGCGATGCAGGGAATGCCTGCGACGCGTGTCTCGATTTCCATGTCTTCTCCTTGGTGAAAAGTGGCCCCCAGGAATGGGGCCAGGGCCTGTTGCATGATGGGGTGAAGGTTGCTCATGCCGCTCTCACTTGCGGCAGGTGGCCGTGAGGCCGGTGAAAAATTGTGCGCGGTGGTAGGCGCCGCCCTGCTGCGTGCCTGGGCAGCGACAGCGGATGATCAGGCCGTAGACCGGGTCTTTGACCGCCGGGTGCAGCTTGGTGCCGCGCCCGATGCGGGCCGCGCCGGTTGTCTCTGTTTGGGTCATCGCGTTCTCCGTTTGGTGTTGCAATAACTCCATCATGGCGAGGTTTCGCGTGGGCTGCAAGTGGTTTGCGTGGGTTATTTTAAGATATTTTTGGTTGAGTGTTGCTTTTTACGCTACACTCCCCCGCCATGACCGCAGAAACCAAAGATCCAGCCCTGGAAACCCCCGCAGACAAGTGCATCGACGCCTTCGGTGGGGTACGCGCCTTGGCCCGCGCCCTGGAGCGAAATCCCAGCTCCGTGGTGCGCTGGCGCAAGCCCAAGGACGAGGGCGGCAGCGCTGGCGCCGTTCCGTCCGCCTTGCAGGGCCGCATTCTGGCCATCGCCCAGGCTCGCGGGCTTTCACTCACGGCCGAGGACCTGATCTTGCGCACCGCTGAGGATTGGGCCGTCTGATGGTCACCGACCGGATGCTGCTGGCCGTGATCTCGCACGCACGCTACGAGCTGCCGCGAGACATTGCCGCACGCGTCGGCGCCAGGCGCGTGAATGGCAGCCTGGGGCGCCTCATTCGGGCAGGGCTCCTGGAGCGCGTGCCGGGTCCGACCTGCTTCATGTACCGATCAAAACAGGCGAGGATTTCGTGACCCATAAAAGCCACGGTTACAGCAACCACCCACAAACCGTGAAAAATTATGGTTGCTTTAATCGCCCACAGTATCGCAACATGCTTCCTGTGCAAGACGGCTGGTGGATGGATGGCCAGACCCGCGTGGCCAAGATGGTTCCCAGCCCGTTTCGCATGTCTGCCGAGTGCAACTACACCCGCACATCACTTGGCCAGGCTGATCAAAAATGTGAAGGGTGCAAACACCGGGCGTGAGCCTGGAAACTAACGGAGGGCTGTATGAGCCTGACAATGAAACCGGCCACCTGGCCATTCCCCCCGCCCACCGGCCCCGTGCCGTGGACCCCTGCGCAAGAGGATGCGTACAAGCGCAAGCAACTCAACGATGCGGAGGATGCGCCATGGTGAGCTTTGAAAGCACCGACCCCGTCGAGCAGTTCCTGATCGAGGTGCACAACCTCAGAACCTCAGACGGGCAAATCTGCAACTACCGCATGGGCGTTGACCTGCAGGACGAGATTCGAATTGCCAGGATCCTGGTCGCAAAGATCGCCGCGATGGAGCGCGATGGATGCCTGAAAGCGTGCGAGCAGATCGCAGCCAAATATTACATGAAGAGGTACGCCACAGACTGGCAGGCCCAGGAATGCATCGCGGCTATCAAGGCGAGGGGGGAATCATGACTGCACTCACCGAGGAAAGCCTTGAGCGGTTGCTTTTGAATTTGACGGGACACATCGACGAAGTTGGGGAACGCATTTCGCTCATTCCAAAGCACCTCATCGTGCCGCCCGCGATATTCCGCAACCTGATGTGGCGACCACCCATCCGCAAGGCCAGAGGCATGCGTGGCCGAAAGCGTGCTGTGAGCAGGCGTCCAGCGCCGGTGTTGTGGAAGATGATGAGGGGGCAAGCATGACTGCACTCGTTGACGCCAAGCAACGCTTCCGCAACTTGATGGCCGCGCTCGAGCAACTGCCGCCAGCAAGAAAACCAGCCATGAAGCCACACCCGGTAAAACCACGCCTCAGCCTCGAATACTCCATCCTCTACAAGCGCGAGGTTTGGTTCTGCCGAGGCGGCGGCTCGATGGGCCTTGGCTTGGACCAGAAAGAGGCCTACGCCTCCTGGTGGTACCGATACAACGAGAGGAATCCGAAATGAAACTGACCGTGTCACCGTTTCGATACGACGTTGTCGAGTTCAGCTTGCTCGACCTGATCAAACTTGCGCTTGGCAAAAGGCTGAAATCCGGCGCGCTGATCGCGGTTCGTAGGGGGGTGGAACCATGAACTACCACGGCGCCATCACCCAAGCCCTGGTCGACGAGTTGCTCGCCGTCGTCCACCGCTACGAAGAAACCATGCTGCTGCCGACAGCGCTCGGATGCCTGGACCTGGTCAAGGCCCAGCTGATCCAGAACCACCAAGAGGAGGACGACGAATGATCCACTACACACGCGAAGGCGAGCACATCCATATTGGCCTGAACTTTCGATTCACGCCCGGCGGCTTCATGCTGCTATGGGCTTGGTACGACTTCGCCAGCCACAGCGCCACAACCTATCGTTTCCGAATGCGCCTGCATCGCAAGCCGAAATTCATGTTTGAGAAAAACCGTTTCAACGTGATCGAGAACTACCTGCAAGTGCGTGGCTTGGAGTTGGTGCAACGCGAGGTCCTGCAAGACCTCAAAGCGATCGAGCAAGCCACCTGGCGGCGCACAGACTCGCAGAGCTGGATCAAGCCGGAGGCCAATCGATGAGCTGCACCGCCACCGCCATGCTGGTCGGTTTCTGCGCGTTCTGGTCCGGCATTTACGTCGCGGCCAGGCTGTCTGCCTGGTACTACAGGGAGCACCGATGATTGTCCCCCGTCCCCGACAAGCCAAAGCCATCGACGACCTGCGCGCCGCATACCGTCGCGGCTTCAAGGCGCCCATCCTGGTAGCCCCCACGGGTTTTGGCAAGAGTGCAACCGCCATCTGCATGATCCACAGCGCCCTGGCCAAAGGCAACCGCGTCTGGTTCATCGCGCACCTCAAGGAAATCCTCAACGACACCAGCAGCCGCCTGACCGATGCGGGCATTGACCACGGCTGGATCGCCGCTGGCCGCGATGGCAACCGCAAGCTGCCCGTGCAGGTCGCCATGGTGCAGACCCTGGTGCGCCGCTTGGACCAGTTCGAGCCGCCGGACCTGATCATCGTGGACGAGGCGCACCTGGCAGTGGCCAACACCTACCAGACCATCTTCGAGTGGGCTGGCGCAGGCCCGAAGTTCAAGCGGCCCGGGGGCACTCACCTGCTGCACCTGACCGGCACGCCTTGCCGCCTGGACGGCCGGGGCATGGGTGAGGTGGCCGACATTCTGATCCTTACCTGCGGCACCCAAGAGCTGATCGACGAGAAGCTGCTGGCCGCCATCCGCTACTACGCTCCCAGCGAGCCGGACCTGTCCGGTGTGCACACAGTTGCAGGCGACTTCAACCAGGGCGAGCTGGCCGCCGCGATGGACAAGCCGGTCATCACCGGGTCGGCTGTCACGCACTACCGCAAGCTGGCGCACGGGCGCCCGGCCGTGGCGTTTTGCGTGACCGTCGAGCACGCCACCAACGTGGCCGAGCAGTTTCGTCAAGCCGGGTACCGGGCTGTTGCCATCAGCGGCGACTCGGACACCGTCGAGCGAGACGCCGCCCTGCAGGGCCTGCGCGATGGCAGCCTCGATGTGGTCTGCAACTGCGCGCTGTGGGTGGCCGGTGTGGACGCTCCGTCGATTGGCTGCATCATCCAGCTCGCGCCAACGCAGTCGGTCGTCAAGTACTTGCAGTCCGTCGGCCGTGGCCTGCGCACGCATCCAGGCAAGGAGGACTGCATCATCCTCGACCATGCTGGCAACGTGAAGCGCCACGGGCTGCCCACCGACAAACGCGAGTGGACCCTGGCCGCCGTAGAAAAGCGCAAGGGCGCCAAGAAGTCCGAAGTGCCGGTCAAGACCTGCCCGGTCTGCTTTGCCACCGTGCCCAGCATCGTCACCGATTGCGCCTGTGGCCACCACTTCGAGCCGGTCGGGCGCGAGATCGAGGAGGTGGACGGGGAGCTGCAGGAGATCACCGACGCCGCCAAGGCCCAGGCGATCAAGGCCCGCAAGATGGAGCAGGGCAGGTCGCAGACCGAGGCTGATTTGATCAAGATTGGGATGCAGCGCGGAATGAAGAGGCCAGCCCTCTGGGCTCGACATGTTCTTCGCGCAAGGGCTGCAAAAGAGGCGCAGCGGAGGTAACATGGTGCAACGCCCCGGTGCTACTAACACCGAGGCGTCACTTCCCAAACCACCGCGATAGGGGCGCAGCAGCATGAGCAAGACAAATTCTATTCCAGTCGATGATCTTCACCGTCTTTTAAGTTACGACAGCCAGACTGGTGTCTTCATCTACAAAGTGAGCACCGGGTCTAGAGTGAAAATCGGATCCGTTGCGGGCGCTCCTGATGGAGGTGGTTATTGGCGCATTCAAATCAACCGAAAAAAGTACAAGGCCCACCGCCTGGCTTGGGCGTACACACACGGTGTTTGGCCAGACGGGAAGATTGATCACATTAACGGAGATGGGCTGGACAATCGGATTGCAAATCTTCGGTGTGTCACGCATGCACAAAACCATCAGAATCGCAGGACACCAAACAAAAACACAAAAGTTGGTTTTCTTGGTGTTGACTTTAAAAAAGACAGGTTTCGCGCAAGGATCACCATCAACGGAAAGCAGCATGATCTTGGCCGCTTCGACACCGCAGAGGATGCGCATGCTGCTTACCTGAAAAAGAAACGCGAGATACACCCGTATGGAACGCTCTGAACATTGCGCCGGATGCAACCGCCTGGAGACTGACCAGGTTGTGAAACTGATCGACGGCACCACCGTGTGCACCTGGTGCGAGGCTTGGCGCGCTGAGTGCGAGGCCCGGCACATCCTGGCCATCCCCGACAAAGTCGCCCGCCGCGAGTACCTGCGCGGCCGCGAGGAGGCGGGAAAAATCACGAAGCGCGGGATCCTGCAGGTGCGCGGCGAGAAGGCCTGCTTGGAGCTCGAGGCCCTAGTGCGGCGTGTGTGGGAGCATGGCAGGAGATGACTGGGGGTAAATTTCGGCTGGAATCTCCACCCCCAGCGATGACCGAGGCAGATCTGATGCGCCAGATCATGGTCGCGCTTTCGGAGGACGGGCACTTCGTGGCCCGGGCCAACGTGGGCTTGTTCTTCACCAAGGACGGGCGGCCGGTGCGCTCGGGACTTCCGGTCGGTTTTTCGGACCTGTTTGGCCACCGCTTGGCCGACTGCCGGGCGTTTTACCTGGAGGTCAAGACCGCCACCGGCCGCGTCACCAAGGAGCAGCTGGCCTTCATCGCCGCCATGAAAAAGCGCGGCGCGCTGGCCGGGATCGTGCGGTCTGTGGAGGATGCCAGGCGGGTGCTGACGGGGTGAATGCCCCGTCTCTCCGGGGTGTCACATCGCGTATTTCTACGAATCCCCTCCGTGGGCGCCTGCGGGCTTGCTTTCACTTCGACGCGCTCGATGTTTCGCTCGTGCTCTGAATATGTCCCCGTCTTTCCAGGGTGTCAGCGCCTCTGATTTTCTGCGCCCGCCACCGCAGTTCATGGATTGCGGCTCCATTTCCAGGGCTTCCACCCGGCCCCACTTCGTTTTCACGCCCGCGTGTCCAGGGCGGCGACCCAACGGATGATTACTGAACAATCAGCAGCTGGGCCACGAGCAGCATGCTACCACGGCTGTGCGGGTTTTCCGCACATTTATTTCCCTCACTGTTGCATTTTTCGCGGCACACACCCTTATACTGTTCGTGGGGGCAAAGCCTCGGATTAGCTATCCGAGGTGGCCCAACCCTGGCGCGGGTCGCCCCCACCTTTTTCAGTCGCCAGCCAACAGACGCCAGGTATGACAACAAAAAAACCAACAGGGCAAAGGGATCCCATTTCCCTTGAGACAGCAGAGAGAATGCTCTCATTCGTTCGCGGCGTCGATGACCGCGAAACCTGGGTGAAGATGGCCTTCATCCTCAAAGAAGAATTCGGCGAGCCAGCCTTCGATGCTTGGGACGCCTGGAGCCAGCAGGGCTCGAACTACAACCCCCGCGACGCGCGCGACGTCTGGAAATCGTGCAAGCCCGGCGGCGGCACCAACCGCGCCACGATCGGCACCCTGATCGCCCTGGCCAAAGAGGGCGGCTACAAATCCACCGCCCAGGACCGCAAGCCGGTCGACCCCGAAGAACGCGCCCGTCGCATCGCTGAGCGCGAGGCCCGGATGGCCGAAGAAGAAGCCGCAGCGCGCATCGAGCGCGAGCTGGCCGCCCAACGCGCCGCCGAGATGTGGGCCCGGGCCAGCACCCCAACCGTTCACCCATACGTTCAACGCAAGCTGATCGAGCCCGAGGGCGCCCGCCAGCTGGCCGACGAGCTGCTCATCCCCATGCGTCACGGCCCCGGCGCCCTGGTCGGCCTGCAGCGCATCAAGTCCGACGGTACAAAGTTGTTTTTGAAAGGCACCCCGTCCGGCGGCGCCTACACCGTCCTGGGCAAGCCCGACAAGCAGGGCACGGTCATCATCGCCGAGGGCTGGGCCACATGCTGCTCCATCCGCATGGCCACCGGGCACTGCGTGGTGGTCGCTTTCAACTCCGGCAACCTGGCGCCGGTCGCCCGCAAGATCCGCGCGGCCCTGCCCGACGCCCGAATCGTGATCGCGGCCGACGACGATTTCCAAACCAAAGGCAATCCGGGCATCACCGACGCCCGCAAGGCTGCGCGCGAGATCAACGCCCTGGTGGCCATCCCCCTGTGGTCTGTGGACCGGGGCACCGGCACCGACTTCAACGACCTGCACCTGGCCGAGGGTTTGGCGGCAGTCGAGGACGGCATCATGAAGGCAGGCTCACCAGATGAGCCCGAGACCCCACCGCCTGGTGACGACGGTCCCGAAGGTGCGCCTTGGGACGATTTGCCCACCGGTTTGCCCACCCCCGGGGGTATCGATTCCCAAGGGGGTAAAAATCAGCCCCCATATTCGCCCCCATATTCGCCCCCATATTCCGAGGGTGACGCCCCCACATTCGAGGATCCGTACCCCACGGGCGGCCACCCACCCCCGCCCGACGACGGCCCGGACGACATTCCGCCCGACAGCTACGACCAACCGATGATTTTTTCATCCTCGCCGATGAAAACCGCCACCCTGTTCCACGACACCCTGCCCGAGGCTGGGCGCATCCTGCACTGGCGCGGCGAGTTCTACAGCTGGGACGCCACGCGCTACGTCACCCGGGACCGGGTCTACATCGACCAGCGCCTCTACCACTTCATGGCCGGGTGCCTGACCCTCAAGGTCAACCCCAAGACGGGCGACAGCGAGACGGTGGCCTTCAACCCCAAGACCTCCACGGTCAACGATGTGGCCCACGCCCTGCGCGCGGTCTGCTACGCCGACCTGCCCGAGCCCCAGGTTTGGATTGACCCCAGGCCCGGCGACTTTCCGGCCCACGAGATCGTGGCCTTCAAAAACGGGTTTCTGCACCACCCCACGCGGACCATCATGCCCTCAACGGACCGTCTGTTTTGCGTCTCGTCCCTGGCGTTTGACTACGACCCAAGCGCCAGTGAGCCCACCGAGTGGCTGAAATTCCTGCAAAGCCTCTGGCCAGACGACCCCGAGTCGATCTCCACCCTGGCCGAGGTGTTCGGCTACCTGCTGACCGACGACACCAGCCAACAAAAGATGTTCATGCTCATTGGCCCCCCGCGCTGCGGCAAGGGCACAATCCTGCGCATCCTCGAGGCCTTGGTGGGGTACGCCAACCGTGTGAGCCCAAGCCTTGCGTCCCTGGGCACGCAGTTTGGCCTGCAGCCCCTGATCGGCAAGCGCCTGGCCATGATTTCGGACGCGCGCCTGTCCGGCCGTGCCGATCAGCAGCCGATCGTCGAGAACCTGCTGCGGATTTCGGGCGAGGACACGATCACGATCGACCGCAAGAACATGACCGCCTGGTCCGGCAAGATGGCCATCCGCTTCGTGCTGGCATCCAACGAGCTGCCCGCCTTCTCGGATGCCTCGGCCGCCTTGGCCAACCGGTTTTTGCCCTTCAAGTTCAACACGAGCTTCCTTGGCCGCGAGGACCATGGCCTGACCGACCGACTGCTCAAGGAGCTGCCTGGCATCGTCCTGTGGGCTCTTGACGGCCTGCTTCGTCTGAACAAGCGCGGGTACTTCCAACGGCCCAAATCAGCCGACGAGCTGGCCTCCGACTTGGTCGATCAGACCAGTCCGATCCGGGCTTTTGTGGACGATCTGTGCGTCATCAGTGAGCACGCCCAGGTCGATCGAGACGACCTATTCAAGGCCTGGAAGAAGTGGTGCGAGGCCCAAGGTCGCGATCACGCAGGCACCAAAGTGTCGTTTGGGCGGCAGCTTTCGGCCGCCTTCCCGGGCGTCAAACGCAGCCAACCAAGGGCTGTTGGCACAGGTTCCGGGGTTCCTGCATCCGGTGCCAACGATGCTTCTGGCACAAGATTGAACCTTTACACGGGTATTCGCCTGCGCCATGACTGGGAGACAGCCGATGAGCCTTTCTGATTTTTGCCGTTTGGCACAACATAAAGGTGTGCCGGTGCAGGCTGGCACACCTTTATTTATTGCCGAAAAACCGACGCAACCCTTTGATTTTATTGATGTTTTTCACTTTGGCACAACCATGCACAGGATAAAACGCCTATGATCATCATGTGCGCACACACACACACGCAAGGAACATACGGTCAAGATGTCTGCTTTTATCCGGTTCCACCGGTGCCAGCCTGTGCCAGCGCCGCAACTCAGCAAACCGTTGCATAATTCACAACCCACCACTTGGAGCCCTGCATGAAAAAACAGCAGACTGAAAAAACCGGGGAAAATCAAGCCCCACAAATTACCGGCGAAATCCTCACCGGAAATCCTGCCGACAAAATCGAGCACTGGCCGATCGAAAAACTGATCCCCTACGCACGCAACAGCCGCACCCACTCCGATGAGCAAATTGGGCAGCTGGTGGCCTCGATCAAAGAGTGGGGTTGGACCACGCCCATCCTGGTCGACGAGCAAGGCGGCATCATTGCCGGACACGGCCGCACGTTGGCCGCACAGCGCCTGCGAATGACCCAGGTCCCGGTCATGGTGGCCAAAGGCTGGTCCGAGGCCAAGAAACGCGCCTACATCGTGGCCGACAACCGCCTCGCCCTGAACGCCGGGTGGGACAACGAGATGCTGGCGCTGGAGTTCAAGGACCTCATGGAGATGGGTTTTGACGTTGAGCTCACCGGTTTCAGCCAGGACGAGATCGACGCTTTGATGCCCGAGGAACTGCCCGAGGGCCTGACCGACCCGGACGATGCACCACCTGTTCCGGTCAACCCCGTGACCGTCCAGGGCGACGTTTGGGTCATGGGCAAGCACCGGCTGCTTTGCGGTGACAGCACCAGCATCGCAGACCTGGAGCGCCTGTGCGACGGCCAACCGGTGGACATGTGGCTGACCGACCCGCCCTACAACGTGGCCTACGAGGGCGGCACCAAGGAAAAGCTCACCATCAAAAACGACTCGATGGGCGACGACCAATTCCGGCAATTCCTGCGCGACGCTTACACCGCCGCCGACGCCGTCATGAAGCCGGGCGCCGTGTTCTACATCTGGCACGCCGACAGCGAGGGCTACAACTTCCGAGGCGCCGCCAAGGACGCGGGCTGGGCCGTGCGCCAGTGCCTTATCTGGAAGAAATCGTCGCTCGTCATGGGCCGCCAGGACTACCACTGGCAGCACGAGCCCTGCCTGTACGGCTGGAAGGAAGGCGCTGGCCACCTGTGGGCATCCGACCGCAAGCAGACCACCATCCTCGAGTTCGACAAGCCAGCCCGCAACGGCGAGCACCCGACCATGAAACCCGTGGCCCTGTTCGAGTACCAGCTGCTCAACAACACCAAGGGCGGCGACCTGGTCCTGGACAGCTTCGGCGGCTCTGGCACCACCCTGATCGCAGCCGAGAAAAACGGCCGGGTTGCACGGCTCATGGAGTTGGACCCAAAATACTGCGACGTGATCATCACCCGCTGGCAGGAGTTCACCGGCAAGCACGCGCACCTGGAGTCCGACGGGCGGTCCTTCACGGAGGTGATGGGCGAGCGCAGCCCCAACTCACTGATTGGCAGCGAAATTGGCAAGGCTGACAAAGCCAAAAAAGACGGAGGTAAAAAATGACCAAAGTTGAAAAACCAACTCTTAAGCGAAAAAGCATCAAGGAAAACGGCGGAGCGAGAGAGGGAGCCGGAAGAAAAGCATTTTCTCCGACTGAAAACGAGCGCAAGCAAGTTAAAGCGCTTTCCGGCTACGGATTACCGTTTCACCAAATTGCCGCACTGATTCGTGACGGAATTCACATCGATACTTTGCGCGAGCACTTTGCAGCAGAGCTTGTCGTCGGCAAGGCCACGGCCAACGCCCAGATCGCTGGCGGCATCTTCAAGAAGGCGCTTGCTGGCGACTCCAACCTCATGAAGTACTGGGGCGCGACCCAGCTCGGTTGGAAGGAAACGCAGCATGTTGAACACACCGGCGCAAACGGTGCCCCGATCGCTGTGGCCAGCGTGGACTTCAAAGGCCTAAGCGACGCCGAGCTGGCGCAGATGCAAGCCTTGATGATGAAAGCCAAAGGATCCCAAGAATGAACACCGAAATGACCACCCCCACCATCGTGAAACCCACCCTTCCCGAGTCACCCCTGCCCGCGCTACTTGACCACGACGGCCGATTCCAGGCCCTGTACCCCGAGGACCTGGTTGTCGCTCACGGCGATGTCATGGCCTCCTATGAGCGCGCCCGGATCCTGGCGCTGCTGGACGCCTTCGGCGATCAGTGCCAGGCCCAGGGCATGGCGCTCAGCGAGTCCGGCCACGCTGACGCCAAGATCGTTAACGCCCAGCTCGACGCCGTGCGCCTGCTGCAGGAAGCCATCGGCCACACCACGGGCACGCCCATCCAAAACGCCGGATGAGCGCCACGGTGCAGCACCCGCGCGACCAGGAGATGGAGCGCTGGCACATCATCCCGATCAACGACTGGCGCAAGCATGAGCCGTCGTGTGTGTGCTGGTGCCACCCGCAACCTGACGAGATCGATGAGCGCGTGATGCTGCACAACGCCATGGACCAGCGCGACAAACTGGAGCGAGGCGAGCTGTGGCCGCAGTGAGCGTTTCCCCCGCCGTCATGCTGGACCTGATCGCCAAGGAGCAGGCCCGGCGCAAGGCCAGCGCCAGCCTGTACGAGTTCGTGCAGCAGGCCTGGCACGTGATGGAGCCCGGCGTGCCGTTCGTGCCAAGCTGGCACATCGAGGCCATCTGCGAGCACCTGGAGGCGGTGAGCTCCGGCGAGATCACGCGGCTGCTGATCAACATCCCGCCGCGCCACTCCAAGTCCACCATCGTCTCGGTGGCCTGGTGCGCCTGGGAGTGGCTGACCTCGCCCGAGCAGAAGTTCCTCGCCGCTTCCTACTCGGGCACGCTGTCCATCCGGGACAACCTGAAAGCCCGGCGCCTGATCCAGTCGCCCTGGTACCAGGAGCGCTGGGGGCACATGTTTGCGCTGGCCGGTGACCAAAACGCCAAGCAGCGCTTCGAGAACAACAAGACCGGCTACCGCCTAGCCACCTCGGTCGGCGGTACCGCCACGGGTGAGGGTGGCTCGCGCCTGATCCTTGACGACCCGCACGGCGCCCAGGACGCGCAGTCCGACGCGATGCGTGAAACCGCGCTTGAGTGGTTCGACCAGGTCTGGTCCACGCGACTGAACAACCCCAAGACCGACGCCATGGTGACGGTCATGCAGCGCCTGCACGAGAAGGACATCAGCGGGCACATCATCGACGACATTGGCGGCTGGGAGCACATCTGCATCCCGGCCGAGTGGGACGGCAAGAGCCGCAGCACCATCCTTGGCCCCTACGATCCGCGCCGCGAGAAGGGCGAGCTGATCTGCCCGGCGCGCTTCGGCGAAAAGGAAATCACCAAGCTCAAGCAGCTGCTGGGCACCTACGGCTCGGCCGGCCAGCTCCAGCAGGACCCGTCGCCCGCCGAGGGCGGCATCTTGAAGGCCGACCGCTTCAACCTTTGGCCTGTGGCCCAGCGCCTGCCGCCCTTCGAGTACATCCTGCAGAGCTACGACTGCGCATTCACCGAGCGCACCACCGGCGACCCGACGGCCTGCACGGTCTGGGGCGTGTTCTCGCACCGGGGCTTGCGCCAAGCCATGCTGCTGGACGCCTGGGACGAGCACCTGGGCTACCCGGAGCTGCGCAAGCGAGTGATCAAGGATTGGACGTCGGAGTACGGAGCAGACAGCTCGGCCAAGGCTGGTATGCCAACCAAAGGCAGACGCCCTGACCGGATCCTCGTGGAAGCCAAGGCTTCTGGGCAGTCGCTTCTGCAGGACTTGCGTCTTGCGCGCGTTCCAGCCATCGGGTACAACCCAGGGAACGCCGACAAAGTGTCCCGAGCCCACCAGGCCGCGCCAATCCTGGAGCTTGGGTTGCTCTGGATTCCCGAGTCCGCCAAGAACCCGGGCCAACCTGTAAGCTGGGCTGATACGTTCCTCAAGCAGGTCGCCAAGTTCCCTGTGGCCGAGCACGACGATTTTGTGGATACGCTCACTCAAGCGATAATCTATTTGAAAAACGACGGCCTGCTGGAAATGCCAAGAGCACGCGACGTTGATGAAGATCAAAACCATCGTCGTAAAGAAAGGGTCAATCCCTATGCCGTCTGACGCACCATCGATTTTTTCCGTCTCGCCCTATGCGCGCGCGATCGCCCGCGAGATGTACCCAGGCCAGTTTGGCCAAGATGACCAGCAAGACGCTGCTCGCCACATGCTGGCTGCTGGTACGCTGGCCCGAAAGTACAGCCCCGAAACCGCCGCGATGCTCGGCAAGCTGCACGAGTACTCCACCTCCCCACTGGCCGCTTTGAAAATGATGCTTGGAATGGGTGAGATGCCCAAGGACTACCAGCAAGATTTGCACAACAACGCGCTTGGCATCGAGATGGCGCGCCGGGCGCAATCGCAACGCGAACTTGAAGACCTTGTGCAGCAAGCAGCAGAACGCGCCGCCCGCGAGCAGCAGGCCGGTGTTCCGTGGGTCAACAAAGCTCAGGGTGGTTTGATTCACAGCCCCCTCAACCACATCAAGGAGTGCTCTTGTGGCCGATGATCTGAACCAGCCGTATATCGGCTACCGCTCCGCTGGCCGCCGCCGTCCTGAGCTCAACGACCGCGCCGCATCTGCCGACGCACCGCTGGCCGCCTTGCGCGGTTTGGCCTCTGGCGTGCTGGGGGCCCCAGGCGATATTGAGTCCCTTGTGCGCATGCTGCCTGGCCTGTCCGAGCAAACCTTCCTGCCAACCAGCGAGGACATTGAGCGCCGCCTGCCGCTGCGCAGCGTGAGCGAGACTCCGGTTGGCCGTGCTGCCACTGGCGCTGGTCAGATTGGCGGCGGGTTCTACACCGGGCCCGGCTCCCCGCTGCGCGCGATCGCTGGCCTGCCGTCGGCGATGTCGCGCGCTGGGCGTGACTTCGCCATGGCCGCTGGTCAACCTGCCGTGAACGTGGTCAAGCCAAAGGGCGGGAACTTCCTGGCTGGAACGATTGAGCGGGTCATCGAGCCGATGAAGACGCGAGTAGTTGGCTCAGACCCTGCCGCTCGTTTGCGCGACCTTGATGCCGCTTACGCCCAAAATGTTGAAGCAGGCGTCGCAATGGACCCGGCTGTTTTTGCGCGAGAGCGTGCACGCCTTGAGCCTGAAGCCGCCATGAACCGCTGGCTTGAAACCAAGCTCGGCAAGTACTTTGAAAAAGAGATGGCCACACCCGAGGACCCATTGCGCGCGCTGGCCGAGCGCGGCGTTTTGCACTACAACCCAACGCCAACAGGCTACAGCGTTTCAAAACAACGCATCGCCGCTGGATTCCCAGAAGAAGGCATGGCGCAATCCGACCTTGCAAAGCGATGGGAAAAACGTGCCGACACTTTCTTCAACGAACTTCAAGCATCCGACTTAACACGCGGCTATCCTGAGCTTGTTGAAAAAGACCCGTGGCTTGCAAAGGTCCCGCCAGAAACTCGCGTGTACGAACTTCTTGGTGGTGCGAACGAAGAGCTTGGCATGCAGCACCTGGTCGACGAGCTCCGCAACGCCATCAACCCCGCGTCCGGCCTGCCCGAAAACTTGCGTTGGAAATACAGCGACCTGGACAAGGTGACCGTGCCCCAGGCCGTCGAGCGCGTGGCCAAGATCAACGAGTGGCGCGCGGCGCAAAAGGCCGAGGCTGACATGGCACGAGCCATGAACCCGGCCACGCATCTGGTCAAGGAGTATCCGGAGCAGGGGTTTAAGTGGGTGGAGTTGCGAAAACCAGAAACAACAGGCAAAAATGTTGCCCGCACAAAATCTGCAGAAGAACTTGAGATGGCAGGTGAGGGTGTTGAAACCATGTCTCACGACGACATTGTTTCGATGACTCGCGATATGGCGCGAGACGAAGGCATCCGGCCAGGTACTCAAGAATTCAACGACATGCTTCAAGAGAACATCAGAATGTTTGGTGTGAAGCCGTCTGAAATCGATGAATCGGTTAAAGCCCTGGAGGACGCCCTGAAATACGAAGGCGAAACCATGGGCCACTGCGTTGGCGGCTACTGCCCAGACGTGGTCGAGGGCCGGTCCAAGATTTTCAGCCTGCGCGACAAGAAGGGGCAGCCGCATGTGACCATTGAGGTGGCGCCCGGTGAAGGTTCTGTGTATCAGTATCTGGCATCAAAAAATCTTGATCTTGAAAAAGAGGCTCAAAAGCTTTACCCAAAATCAAGCAAAATCGCATCTCAAGATTTGCTTATTTCCGACATCGAGGCAACACCTGAATATGCGGAGTGGGTTCGCAGTCTTCCTCAAGAAATCGTCCAGATCAAAGGCTCCGGAAAAAAAGACCCCGGACAAAAAATTCGACATGCCGGGACTGGGTACAAAGATAACCCCGATGCACATTTGCTTCCAATGATTCAAGACTTTGTTAAGTCAGGAAATTGGAGCCAAGTCAAAGACGCACAAAACGCTGGCCTGCGAAAGTTCACCGATGTTTTTGGCTCCGGCGAGCTTCGGATGCTGCAAGAGGCTGGCGCCGAGCTGCCCAACAGCGGCTGGCTGACCGGCGAAGATATCCAGCGGCTCCACAACATGATCACCCCAGAAGGCAAGCGCCTAAAGTACGACTCGATGGGCAGAATTGTCGGCGGTGACGAGGCCAGCGGCTTCGCCATGGGCGGCCTGGTCCAAAAATACGCCGACGGTGGCCTGGTGGGCTCCAACATCTACAACAGCGACGCGATGCAGGACCCAGCGTCGGCCTACCGATTCGCAGACGGTGGCCAAGCCGGGGACGTTCGAGCCTACGCTGATGGCGGCCTGGTTGCGAATTCCCCCACAGCAGACTTCGACCCGGATAGAATCGACGCCATCGTGGGCGATCTCAACGCACTCAACGCAGGGTAAACATGGCAGACGAACTTCTGAACAACGGCACCGACGTCAACGACTCCGAGGAAGAGCAGCGCGGCGAGACCGTCACCCTGCCAACTGAGGATGAGATGGAGGTCGAGGACACCGACGACGGTGGTGCGGTCATCCGCATGAAAAACGAGCAGGATGTGGCCGACAAGAAGGCCCACTTCGCCAACATCGTCGACGAGGTCGATCGCAGCATGCTGGCCGACGCGACCAGTGACCTGCTCGACAAGATCGAGCGCGACAAAGACGCCCGCGAGAAGCGCGACAAACTCTACGAGGAAGGCCTGCGCCGCACCGGCCTGGGTGACGATGCCCCCGGCGGCGCGCAGTTCACCGGCGCCAACAAGGTCGTTCACCCCATGCTGGTCGAGGCCTGCGTCGACTTCAGTGCCCGCTTCATGAAGGAGATTTTCCCGCCCGGCGGCCCGGTCAAGTCCAAGATTCTGGGCGAGGTCGAGCCCGAGAAGCTGGAAAAAGCCCGCCGCAAGGCCGACTTCATGAACTGGCAGACCACGCAGCAAATGCCCGAGCTGCGCGGCGAGCTCGAGCAGCTCTCGACGCAACTGCCCTTGGGCGGCGGCCAGTACTTGAAGCTCATGTGGTCGCCGCAGTGGAAGCGCCCTACCGCTGAGTTCATCCCGATCGACGACATTTACCTGCCGTTTGCGGCCACCAACTTCTACTCGGCCGAGCGCAAGACGCACGTGCAGTACGTCACCAAGGCCGAGTTCAACCGTCGCATGAAGGCGGGCATGTACGCCGAGGTGGACATTGGCTCACCCGATCAGGTCGAGTTCAGCCGCTCCACCGTGGCCAACGACAAAATCGAGGGCCGCGAGGACACCAGCTACAACGAGGACGGCCTGCGCACCATCTTCGAGATTTACACCCACCTGGACTTTGGTGACGGCATGGAGCCGTACATCATCAGCATCGACAAGTCCACGCGCAAAGCCCTGGCCCTGTACCGCAACTGGGAGCCCGAGGACGCGCGCCGCAAGGAGCTGGACTGGATTGTCGAGTTCCCGTTCGTTCCCTGGCGCGGCGCCTACCCGATTGGCCTGACCCACATGATCGGCGGCCTGTCTGGCGCTGCCACCGGCGCCCTGCGCGCGCTGCTGGACTCAGCCCACATCCAGAACATCCCGACCATGATCAAGCTCAAGGGCGGGCCTGGCGGGCAGACCATCAACGTGCAGCCGACCGAGGTGGTCGAGATCGAGGGCGGCGCCCTGGTCGACGACATTCGCAAGCTGGCCATGCCGCTGCCGTTCAACGGTCCGAGCCCCACGCTGTTCCAGCTGCTCGGCTTCCTGGTGGACGCAGGCAAGGGCGTGGTGCAGACCTCGTTCGAGAAGCTGTCCGACCAGAACCCCAACGCTCCAGTGGGCACAACCCTGGCTCTGATCGAGCAGGGCATGGTGGTGTTCAGCTCCATCCACTCGCGCCTGCACAACTCGATGGCGCGCGTGTTCCAGATCCTGCACCGCATCAACAGCGCCTACCTGACCGACGAGGACATTGCGGCCGAGGAATCTGGCCTGGAGATCAAGCCCGAGGACTTTGACGGCCCGATGGACGTTGTGCCTGTGAGCGACCCGGCCATTTTCAGCGAGGCGCAGCGCTTCGCTCAGGTCCAGGCCGTGCAGGCTCGCGCGGCGGTCATGCCGCAGATGTACGACCTGCGCAAGGTTGAGGAAATGTTCCTGCGTAATCTGAAGCTCAGCCCGGACGACGTGCTGCAGCCTCAGCCTGGCCAGGACGATGTGGACCCGGTGAGCGAAAACGTGGCCGCCTCGATGGGCCGTCCGGTCTACGTGCTGCCCAAGCAGGACCATGTGGCGCACATCCAGACGCACCTGGCCTTCCTGAAATCGCCCATGTTTGGCATGAACCCGGCGATCATCAAGTCGTTCATCTACCCGATGGCGCAACACTTGCGCGATCACCTGCTGAACTTCTACCTGACGCAGGCGCACGAGGCTGTGCAGCGCGCAGAACGCGAGCACCTGATCGCCAGCGGCGATTCGGAGCAGCAAGTGCGCGTGATCGTCAAGGTCCAGCAGATCATCGAGAAGCAACTCGCTCAGTTTGCGCAGGAGCTGGCCAAGATCGACAAGATGGCCGAGCAGTTCGCGCCCAAGCCCCAGCTCCCGCCGGACAACAGCATGCAGATTGCGCAGCTCAATGCGCAGGTGCAGCAGGCCGCGCTGCAGCAGCGCGCCCAAACGGACGCCGGACGCCTGCAGATCGAGCAGGCCAAGCTGGCCCAGCAGCAGCAGACCGCCGCGCAAAAAGCGCAGCTCGACGCAGCAGGCCTGGCCGACAAGCAGCAGGCGCGTGCCGAGGACTTCCAAGCCGAGCAGATGCGCCAGGCAGCCGAGAGCCAGCGCACAGCGGCCGAGATCGATGCCCGTGTTGGCATGAACACGGACGACAACGTGACGGCCATGCGTCTGGCCGCAGCAGAAATCGCCTCCGGTGAGAAAATCGCCGTGAGCACCGGTACCGGGATCAACCCGGGCGCCCGATAACCCAACCCAAAGGAGCCCACCATGGCGAATTCAAGCGACAAACCCACCACTGGCACCGTTCCGATGACCGGCGCGCTGGTCAAGCAGCACCACCGCATGGCCGCTGGCCAGCCCGTGACCGGCCAGACGCAACCGGCCGCCCCCTCGATGCCTAAGACCCCCGCCTGATGGCCATCGAGGACCGCCTGCTCGCTCGGCTCAAGGTCGAACAGCAGGCGTTTGCGCTTGAAGCCCTCAAGCGCCCGGTCGAGCGTGACGCTTTCGAGTACGGATACCGCGTGGGCATGGTCGCTGGATACGAAGCGGCCATCAAAGCCCTGCTTGATCTTCTGGACGACGAGCGAAACGGCGACCGAGACCTGTGATTTGCACCGGTCTGTGACGATTTTTTGATGGCGGCCGCTGTGGCCGCCGTACACCTGCTGAAAGGAGCAGAAGATGACAGCTGAAGTGCTGATTGACGCGATGCGGGAGGCATTCCCCGACGCATCCCCGGGAATCATCCCGTTTGGAAGCCGCGTTCTGGTGCAGATTCGCACCCCTAAGACCAAGACCGCCTCGGGCATCATCATCGACAACGGCTCGCGTGACACCGAGAAGTGGAACACCCAGGTGGCCCGCGTTGTCTCCGTTGGCGCGCTTGCGTTCAAGAACCGAAACACCATGGACTCCTGGCCCGAGGGCAGCTGGTGCAGCCCCGGCGACTACGTGCGCGTGCCCAAGTACGGCGGCGATCGCTGGGAAGTGCCCCTGGCCTCCGGCGAGTCCGCGCTGTTCGTGATCTTCAACGATCTGGACATCATTGGCCAGGTGACCGGCGACCCGCTGGCCATCCGTGCGTTCATCTGAGGGGCTGTCATGAAACAACACATTGGAGTGAAGCTCATCAACGCTAAGCCCATGACCCGCCAGGAGTACAACGACTTCCGTGGCTGGCAGCTTCCCGCCGACGAAAACGGCGCGGATGAAGGCTACTTGGTCGAGTACTTGGACGGCGGCAAAGGCAACACGGACCTGTACGCCGGTTATGTGTCCTGGTCGCCTGCAGAAGTGTTCAACCGCGCATACCGCCCGACCGATGGCCTGACGTTTGGCATGGCCATCGAGGCGTTGAAGGCTGGCCACAAGGTCGCCCGCGCTGGTTGGAATGGCAAAGGCATGTGGCTGTCGCTTTCCGGCGACTCGGTCCACGCCCGCTACGTCGACCAGGACAAGTTTTGGTCAAAGCACAACAGCGACTTCGCTGTGCAGCAAGGCGGCGCCGCTCGCGTGCTGCCGTGCATCACCATGAAAACCGCTGACGATGCAATCCTGATGGGCTGGCTCGCATCGCAGACCGACATGCTGGCCGAGGACTGGAGGATCGTGGAATGAGCACCGACGCACAAATCGAACAGGAAATTCAAGCCAAGGGCAAGACGGCCGCGCGCATCACGCCTGCGGACATTGAGGCCAACATCGCCAGCGAGCACTACT